TAAAGAATTCTCTTTTATTGCATATACTAATAAAATGCCTAATACTACTAAAATTGGATTAACATTGAGAGCACACAAAGTTTGTCTATGTGAAAGCGATATAAAAGATGGATGGCAACGGGTGTATTTTGTGGGTGATTATGGAATATAAATTTGGACTTCATTTCCCGAATAGTATCCTTTATCAATTAATTTTTGGGTATATTTGGGTCCCTTCCAATATTTTGACATTGGATCTGAATATTTATCTTTATTTTTTTGTTCTTCTTTTGGAGATGAAAACCATTTATAAAAATAATTTAAAAAAGGTTTGTATGAATATTTGATATTTGAGTCAAAATATTGACTAGGTTGTTGTTGGGGTAAAGGTTGTTCAGTTGATGTTTGATTGGGTAAAGGTTGTTGAGTGGATGTTTGATTGGGTAAAGGTTGTTGGGGTGAAGATTGATATTTTGATATTAATTTTGAAGGAGGTAATCCGAATTGTGGTTCAAATACGGAAGGTTGTTGTTTGAATTCTTTTTCGCCTTGTGTATTATAAGATTGTTGTAAAAAAAGAACGGGACAATGAAGTCCTTGAGATTTTTGCCATTCCAAGAATTTTGTATAATCATTCAAGTCATCAAAGACAATTGGATTAACACCTGGGACGGTTTTTAGACGTGTATTTAATAAAAGATATTTGGAGTTTTTATAGATTAAAAGATTTGGGCAATTTGTGGGAATATTTTGAAAAGATTCATAAAAATTACTAAAAAATAAAAAATAAATTAATAAAAAAAGAATTAAAATAAAGAGTAATAAATACATATATTTAGTATTTATATTTTTCTTAGAATTGAATCTGCTTTTTTTGCGATTTCAGAATATTTTCTAGTTCCTTTAATGGTTTGAAATTCTCTGGCTCTCATATATGCAGAATAAACTCCTTTTTTATTAATATCACAAGTATTTTTGGTGCAAATTGGAAAAGATTTATTAGGTCCTAAAAAACATTTATTACCACAATTATTAAACATGATTGTTTTTTCAGACTGATTTGGTTTTTCATTTTTCCATCCTTTGACATAATTTTTTTTAGATTTGGATTTGGATTTGGATTTGTGCATATATATATTAAAAGGATGATATTTTTGATTTTTCTGGAATAATTTTCAAGACGCATTTTGTTTTTTTTTTTGAATTATGTAAAGGGATAATGCAACCTTTTTCGGTTTTTTTTCTTGTTTTTTTTGTATTAGGAGAACATTTTGAACGAAAAGATTCATAACGTTCTCGGACTTGTTCAAAAGTAAGATTTGATTTTTTGTTCAACATTTTATTAATTAATTCGTGTAAATTATAAATATAAAGTGAAAATGAATGTCTTGATTCCATGGTTTTAAGATTAATTGGTAATATTTTGAAATTTTTTTTAAGATTAATGCGACAATATTTGCAAGGTAAAATGAATTGTAATTGTTTAATAAAATGAAGATAATGTAATTTATCACTTTTATTGGGATGAACTGGGTAATTAAAACTAATGGTATGTAAAAAATGCCACAAAGGAGGTCCCCAAATTCTTGTAATCATACCTTGTTTACTATTGTAATTTTCCATATATTAAAAGAATAAAAAAGGGTTAAATAAAGTGTATAAAATAATAATTGAAATAAATGACAGAAAGATATGAGATAATGCCTAAAATGAATGAAAAAAGCCAAAGAGGTAAAATAGTTTTATTTTTATAACCAATACCGAATTGTCTGATACTTCCATCTTGATTAAAGAATAAATAAAATTGATGGTAATATACGATAAAGAAAATGAAAAGAAAGATGAGAATAGCCCAAAATGGTTTATTAAAATGTTGTTTCATATTTTGTGAAAATATTTTTAATTTGATTAATTTTTTGATAATATTTCATTAAAAGGTCATTTACGGATTCGGTGATTAAAAAAAGGGCTGAACTAAATACAATTTTTCGGTCAAGGTTAGAAAATTGGACAGTTCTAAGTGGATTAAATCGAATAATTAAAAAGAAACAGACGTATAATTTAACAAAAAAACTAAGGATTGAAAGATATTGAGGTTTAGTTTGTAATAATCCGATTGCTAATGCAAAATAAGTAATATAAGTAATAAGAATAAAATAATCGAAGGATATATTTTGAATTTTTGTAAAATAATCCATAATATATTGATAAATTAAAAAAAAAATAAAATATAAATGGCATCTCAAAGAATAAATGAGATAAACAAAAGAATATATGAAAGAAATATACCATCAAAAACATTGCAACCATATTTAAGTGTTCGTCCAACTCCGACAAAATACGCATTATTTCCGATAATAAATTTAAGAAAAGACAGTAATGTAAATTTTGTTGAATATCCGCCATTTAATGGGGAACAGATATTTAATCCGGGGGACAAATCTCCTTGGTCAGAGTATGCATCAAATATAAATATTAGTTCTGAATTAACAAATAGGTATAATAGGGTTGATAAATGTGGATTAAATGATTATATACCAGATTCAAAATCATCATTATATCATATTTCGGTGGATAAAGGAGGATTTGAGGATAAAAATAAAATAATAATGCCACCAAAAACGTTTTATGAATGGAAAACGAATGAAAGTATATTTATGAATAATACAAGAATAAATCGTGAATAAAATTATATAAATAAATATATGTCAATAAAAAGTTCAACTGAAAATTATATAAGAAATTACAGTGATTTATATAATTCAAAAAAATGCAAAGATTGTAGGGAATATATATCTCAAGTTGGTCCAACTGGATACAGTGGTGAAAATATACAAGGTGCATATGGTCCGACTGGAGATAGTTCGAATACAGGACCAACAGGACCAACAGGTGGAATAGGTCCAACAGGTCCAAAATCATTTATAATTGAACATCCATTGGATAACGAAAAATATTTGGTGCATGGATGTATAGAAAGTAATAAAGTGGATGTGTATTATAGAGGTATAGGAAAGACGGATAAGAATGGGGAAATAAAAATAAGATTACCAAAATATTTTAAAGAATTGTGTAAAATATCAGAGTCAACAGTATTAATAACTGGAATATATCCGAGTATGTCGGCATTTATGGTAAAAAAAATTAAAAAAAATAAAATAATAATAAAAAGTGAAAAACCAGAACAATCATTTAATTGGATGATAAAAAGTGAAAGAAAAGGATGTGAGTTTGAAACAGAAATGAATAAAAACAGTGGCATAAAAATAAAAGGAGATGGTCCATATTTATGGGTTAGCTAAAAATCACTGTAATATATAAATGAAATGGATAACATTTGAGAAAATGTATAAGGAAGAACCAAATAATTATCATTTGTTATCATCTTGTTTTTTTATAAAGGACAAGTATATAAAAACAACTTATGGAAAAGTAAGAGATGAGTCATTAAAAAAACAGAAAATGATAATGAATTGTATAGAAGAACATGCAAAAAAATATGATAATGGTGAATGGGATAATAAAAGTGTAAGATTACGTGTATATTATGATTGGAGTTTAGAAAAAAGTGATTTATGGAAAATAATAAGGGATAAATATTTACATCATCCTTTTTTTCAATGGATAAAATATGAGATAGCTGGTAAAAAGGATTATAATAATCCAGATATTCATATTGGATTAATTGGAACAATTGTAAGATTTCATCCATTATTTACAAAAAATGAAAAAATTAAAGTGATAAGTATTATTGATTTGGATAATATGTATACTGGAGAATGGAAAAAAGAGGTTGATAAATTTGTGGATTCATCGTATAATGTAATGTGTTTTAGTAGTATATTAAATATTCCGTTTTATGGATCAATAATAGGTGGAATATCGGATGATTTGCCATGTGGGTATTGGATTGCTGCTGGATTTTTGACATGTAAAGTGAGATTACCATATGAAAGATGGAATAATATGATGGAATATGTGTATTCAAATTCAATATTATATAAATTACGTTTTTTTGATTCATTCAAGTATGCCATATTTAAAAATGAGGAAGATCGTTTTTTTGAGGATTATGAATATGGGTTGGATGAGATAATAATAAATAATATAATAAATTATTATATAAAAATAGGAAAATTAAGGATGATGGTTGTATTGATAAGAAATAGGCCGAATGTGTCATTTTTTAGAAAAAGGATATTGGATTTTTTGGAATGGAATAATTTAAAAACGGCAAGAATAAATAATTTATTAAACATATACAAAGTAAAAACATTTAATGAATTAAAAAATAAGATTTATAAAATGGAAACATTAAAGGATTTAACGAAATTATTGAATAAAAAGGAAACGATTGATTTATTAAATGGAATGCAATTTGACAAAAGATTGATTTGTATAATAAAAGAATATAATGAAAAAGAAGTAGAAGGATATACAGATTTGAGTGTTTATTTCAAATAAATGGACATTGAAATTAAAAAAACAAAAAAGGAAATAAAAACAATAAATTTATATTTTTTTCTAATAATGTATTTATTATGTTTATAATGAAACTTGGAATAATAATGTCCATAAAAATCATTAAAAGACAATTGAGATTTATTGAGATGTAAATTGACTTTGTTATGTATAAAATGAGTCCATTGCATAAAATGTAATTTAGAGTCAAGAAAAGGTTTAAGTGGATATTTATTTAATAAATTGGTAAAAAAGGTTGAAGATTCATTATGTGGTATAAAAAATGGTAAATTATGAATAAATTCGTAATGTTTTTTTTTGATGGTATCATTTGGAAAATCTGGATAAAAAAAGGAAATGGTATGAATAAAGAACCAAAAATGTGGTCCCCAAACTTCGGGTGGATAATCAATCATTTTAAAATAAATAATTATTTTATTTTGGGATAAAAATAAAAATTAAAATATAATATGGCATTAATAAGTGAATATTTTGATAAATTGGAAATGCATAAAAAGGAATATGGAGAGAATACAATTGTATTGATGCAAGTTGGTGCATTTTATGAAGTATATGGCAATGATAAAATAACTGACATTTATAAGTTTGCGGAAATATGTGATTTAATAGTGGGAACAAAAATAAATTCGGTAAAAATGTCTGGTTTTCGTGATTTTATGTTGGAAAAATATATAAAAAGATTAAATAATAATTCTTTTGTTGTTGTGGTATATGCACAAGATGAGAATAAAATAGGAACAAAAAGAAGTTTATTGGGGATATATTCACCCGGAACATTATTTGAAGAAAAACAGGAAATATTATCAAACAATACGGTTTGTATTTGGATATATACATCATTTTCAATAATATTAAAAAAAGAAATGATGTATATAGGATTATCAGTAATAAATATATACAATGGTTTTGTGTCTGTATATGAAACGGAAGATGAATTGGTGTATATGCCAACAACATTTAATGAAATAGAAAGATGGATGAGTATATATAATCCGAGTGAGATAATAATAGTATCAATGTTGGAGAGGGATAATATAGATAAAATAATTCAGTTGGGAAACATAAGGGGTAAAATAATTCATATTGACAATGAGGAAACAATAAAAATAAAGAATTGTGAGAATCAAGTATATCAGAAATGTATATTGGATAAATTTTATGAAGATAAAAGTGAAATGATAATGAGTGAATTAATAAATACAATGTCAATACAATCATTATGTTATTTATTAAATTTTATGAATGATCATAATCCAAATTTAATAAAAAAATTGGAAATACCATTGATTGAAAATAATATAAAAAGAGTAAGATTGGAGAATTATTCGTTAAGACAATTGAATATAATTGAAGAAGATGGAAAATATGGTTTATTAAGAATGATAATGGATGAATGCAATACGAATATGGGAAAAAGGGAGATGGAATATATATTATTACATCCGATAACAAATGTAAAAGAATTGAATGAATCGTATGATACAATTGAAAGAATAATGATGTATAATAATAATTTAATAGTAGAAAAAATATTGAAAAAGTGTAAAGATTTAAGTAAAATACAGAGACAAATAATGATGAATAAAATAACATTGAGGGAAATAAATAATATTAATGAAGAATTTAAAAGGGGTATAATATTGGATAAATATTGTTGTGGAGTGATTGAAATGAATAAAGAGTTGATTGATAAATTTATGGATTATTTTAAAGAAACGTTTAAGGAGGAGGAAGATGGTCAAATTTATTTCAATAATATAAATGAAAAAACAAAAAAATTGTATGAATATGATGAAATAAATGACGAATGTGTAAAATATGTGTCGGATAAAATGAAAAAATATGAGACAGAATATAATAAAAAGGGTAAAATAGTTGGTGATTATTTAAAATTATCGGAAAATGGATATATAATATCTACCGAAAATAGATGTAAAATATTAAAAGAAAAATTAAAAAATGAGGGAATAAGAGTAATAAAATTGAGTTCAACGGAATCATATATTGAGACTGATGAATTAATGAAAAGATATGAAAAGATATGTGAAACAAGAGAGAAAAAAAAGTGTATAATGGAAGAATTAATAAATGAATGTAGGGAAAAGATAAAAAACGAATATTACGAATCAATAAAATATCTGTGTAAATATTTGATAAAAATAGACATTTATTATACAAAAACAAAAATTGCAATAAAATATGGATACTGCAAACCAAAAATAAAAGAGAATAATAATTCATTTATTGAATGCAAAAAACTAAGACATCCATTGATTGAAAAAATAAATGAAAAAAATATTTATATTGCAAATGATTTAGATTTATCCAGTAATGGAATACTTTTATATGGGACAAATGCAGTAGGTAAAACAAGTTTTATAAAATCAATAGGAATAGGTATAATAATGGCACAATGTGGGTTTTATGTATCGGCGGAGGAATTTATATACAGTCCATATAATAGTATATTTACAAGAATAACGGGAAATGACAATATATTTAAAGGTTTATCGACATTTGCAGTTGAAATGTCAGAATTAAGAACAATATTAAAGATGGCGGATAAAAACAGTTTAATATTGGGAGACGAATTATGTTCTGGGACAGAAATAATGTCTGCAACAAGTATATTTGTGGTAGGAATAGAGGAATTGGTAATAAAGGAATCATCATTTATATTTGCAACACATTTACACGAAATAGTAAATTATGATGAGATAATAAAATTATCGGAAAAGATAAGAATAAAGCACATGTCGGTAATATATAATAAGGAGAAGGATGAATTAATATATGACAGGAGAATAAAGGATGGATGTGGAACAAAAATGTATGGATTGGAGGTGTGTAAGGCGATGCATTTGCCGGATAGTTTTTTAGAAAAGGCGAATAAGATAAGATTAAAATATTATACGGATGATGAAAAAACAGGAATATTGGAATTAAAATCATCTCAATATAATAAAAAAGTATTGAGAGGATTAGTATGTGAGAAATGTGGAAAAAAAAGAGGAGAAGAAATACATCATATAATACCGCAAAAGAATGCGAATAAGAATGGATTAATAAAAAAAAATGGAATATTAATAAATAAAAATCATTTGTCAAATTTAATGAATATTTGTTCTGAATGTCATAAAAATGAGCATAAATCAACAAAGAGTTAATACCATATCTTTAATATATTTACATTGTTCTTTAGAAGTATTATCATAATGATCGGGTCTTTTTACATTGACTAATGATATAAAATAATCAATATCAAAATGTTTGTGTATTTTTGTATACATTAAAAACAATGAAAACAATGCATTACCAACATGAATGACATCATTGTCAATTAATATTCCAGAAGCTATTTTGTTTTTATTTTTTGGTTTTGGTTCGGATTTATCTTTTAAAGTGGCTAAATCTTTTATAATTGAATAAAATTCATTCATTTCAATATTATAAGATATTCCATTAATATAATATCCGACATTAAAATTATCATTATTAGTTTTAAGTTTAAGTTTTAAATAAGTAAATATTTTTACAAATGCAGTATCACGATATTTAACCATTTTTATTTAGTATTTAATAAAAAAATAAATCAATTTTTTATTAAATGGTGATGGAAGATGTCTCATTTTGTCCATTTAACAAAGATAATTTGATGGAGTATTGTCCGATGGCATTGGTTATACTGCCAAAAGATGAACCAGTGTATCCTTTTGAATAAATATTCCAAGATGATTGTGGAGTAGCAGGAACTCCATAATATTGGAAAAGAGAAGTATATCCATTAAAACCGTAACCAGAGGGACAAACAGTGATTGTGGTTGAATTTGGGTTAATATATGGTATTCTGGGTAAAAGAGATGTTCTAACTAATTTTCCGTCAAGATAAATATCAAGAGTTCTTCCATAAACACTAACGATAACATTGACCCATTTTTGTAAAGGAATATTGACAACGGGTGGAGAAATAAAAGTATTTGTGGAAACGGAATTTGTGTTGTCAACAGAAATGGAGGATTGATAAGACATTTCAACAAATAAATTATTTTCATTTTTACCTAAAAATACTTTTGGACAAGGTTCATCATTTGTTCCACGTAAAAATAGAATTTTTTCATTATCAATAGACCAAGAATCAATATAAAACCAAATAGAATAATAAAAGTTGAGTGTTTCTCCTGAGGCAGTAGATGGAGTAACAATAGTTTGAGTGTTTCCGGAAATGACGGTTGTAGTTAAATCGGAATTAGTGGTAGTCATGTATTTGATAAGATAATAAAGGATAAGTAATATAAAAATAATAAAAATAATTTTTTTGGGTTCCATTATATAATTAAGATATAAAAAATTAAGGTTTATTTGAGTATAATTGATTTATTTTGTAAATATTAATGGGATTTTTAAAGAAAATAATGTTTGTAATTTGTCCGATGATGCCATTATTTTGTCCGGATGAAACATTATCTAAAGTATAAGTTGGAATAATATTAATCAATGATTTTTCCAATATTCCATTTATAAAAATATCAAGAATACCCCTATTAAAATTAAGAACAATATGATTCCATTTTTGTAATAAAATATCATTTTTAGTATAAAGTATTTGATTTGAGCCTAATAAAATGATTAATTTATTAAGAAAAGGATTATAACAAATATTTGGATTTCCAGAATTATAATTAAAGATGGAGAATGAATCATTAATTTTAGGAGTATTTGAGTCAATAAAATACCAAAATGAGATACAATTATGATATACTTGTGATTCAGTATTATTTAAAGAATAATAATTGGACAATATGGTTTGAATAGAAAGATTGATTGGATAAGAAGATAATAATATTCCACCATAATTGTTATTTGGGAAATAAAAAAATGAATTATTTGATTTATTTAATTTTAGTCCGATGAGAATGATTGCAATAATTTCAAATATGAGCATAATAAAGGATGATGAAAAATAATTTGTAATTCCTGAAATATTTTTAAATAATCCGTTTAAAAGGTCAAAAAAATAACAGGGAATAAATCCTAAAATGCTAAAAAAGAGTTTTAATTTTGGATTATTGTCATTTTTGTATTTATTTTTAAAAATGTCAAAAATATAGCCAAAAATATAAATAAGAAAAATAAATAGGACAATAAAATTATATGGTTCTTTAATATAAAGAAAAAAGAGAAGAATGAATGTAAAAATAATGACAAGATAAAAAAGAATATTTGATTGTTTAAAGAGTTGAAGGATTCCAAAACAGGAAAAAAGTAAAATGAAAATAATAAAATATTTATAAAAGGAGGAATAAATGGAAGGATAAGACAAAAGAGTGAATAAAATATAAAATAAAATAATGTAAATGAAAAAAATAATGTATTTGAAATAAATATTCATTTTATCATTAAATTTATGAATAATGAAATATAATAATATTGAAAAAACAAAAGTAATAAACAGTGAAAAGAAAATATGATTGGTTAAATTTGAGAATGGAAAAAGGGACATGGATAAAATAATAAAAATAAAAATGTTTGTTAAAAATAGGTAAAAAATTTGGGAAATATATTTTTGAAAAAAAAGGTTTAATGAAATAAATAAAAGATTAATAAAGGAAAATAAAAAAGTAAAATAGTCAATTTTTGATAAGGAAAATGAAAAAACTGAAACAAAAATAAAATAAAAAAGTATAATAGCAATAAAGATAATGAGTGATTTAATGGTATTTGTCAATTTATTATTGAAAAAATAGGAAAAGGAAAATAATAAGGACGATATAATGGGTAAAAAAATGGAAAAAGAAGATAAATTATTTTTGAAAAAAGAAATATTGATAAAGGATAAAGAAATAAGAATAAAAATAGAAATAATAAAAATGGTGAAAAATGAATTATTAAAATCAAAAAAAATATTCCAATCAATGAATTTGGTTGAAATATAAAACAACAAGAGAAAAATAGAAAAAACAAATAAAAAATATTTTTTTTCGAAAATAAGAAATATGGATGCAAAAGCAAGTTGAAAACAAATAAATAAAATAATAAAAAGTGAATAATTATGTTGTTTGGGTTCGTCATCGTCTCCTCCTCCTTGTTTAAAATTATGGTTTGAAAAGAAATCATAATATTTTTTAAAATAAGTGTTTTCTTTGGTAAAAGGAAAAAGTAAGAATGGTAGAAAAAAAATGATAACCATAATAATGGTAAAAATATTGAGTGCATGAACTGCGGATGAATTTTGGTAAGTTAATGTTAAAATAACGACCAAAGGATAGAATAGTGCAACGGAAATAAAAGTTGGAATTAAAAGTAGTCCGATTATTCCGGTAGGGATTTTAAATTTTGAATCACTGTCAAGATTAATATTGATATTTGGATCTTTAAAAATATCGACAAAATTTGAATAAAAATTGGACAAGTAATCTTTGCCAAGAATGCCATAAATAATTAAAAAAATGCAAAATAAAAGAATAAGTGAAAAAGTGATGGAATTAATAATAGAAAATCCGAATAAGATGGAAGAAGTGGCAATTAAAGAAAAAATAAAGAGAAAATAAAGAATATTATTGATATCATTAAATTTAGGCATAAAATCAAAATCTTGGTCAAAATTAAAATCAAATCCTTGAAAGAACGATGATTTTTTTTTTAAATTATTGTCTGGGACAAAGGATTCGCCTAATTTATTAAATGCAGATTTAATATTTTTAGTGAATGAATAATGGTCATTTGTGTTTTGGTTATTGTTATTTGTTGAAAAGGATTTATTATTATTTGGAATAAAATTATTTGTCAATTTATTAAAAATATGTTTAATGTTTTTGGTGAAAAAATCGTCGTCCATATATTATCTGATTACAAATTTTCCAAAGTAGTTTTTTTTCCATGGCATTCTCTACAAAGTGCGACCAAATTATTTACTTCATTAGTGCCACCATGTTCCAATCTAATTTTATGGTCGACTTCAAACCAAGCATTTAATTTATTATTGCATTTTCCACATTTCCAATCTTGATTAGATGCAACATATTTTTTTTTGGTTTCACTGACAACTCTTTTTGTTTTATTGCCAATAATTGGATGACTTCTACCTCCTTGAGATTGAATCATTTTTTTTTGTTGAGAATTTAATTCATACATAAAGGAATCAGAATTATTGGTTAAATCAAAGACAGTAGATAATGCAGTAAAGCCACTAGATTTATCAACTGGTAAATATTTGATAAATTCATTGGTTGATAGTAAAAGATTTTTATTAATTTTATTTTTTTTAATGGAATAATAAAAAATATATGCAATAATAATGATGGAAATTATTTTAATATGTTTTTTCCATTTAATAAATATATTTGAAATTTTATAATCATACCAAGTATTATAAATAAAAAAAAATGAAATAACAATAATTAATAATTCAAGTTTCATATATTATTATATATGTTTTTTAGTTTTTTACAAATTTAAAGGGAATAAATAATAATAATATAATCATATCCACCAAAATTATATTGATCAGTTCATTATAATGTTCAAATTTTATTATTCTTATGTGATTGTTTGCATAATATAGGGTCAATATTTCTATTAAATAAACAATAAACATAATATTATAATCGGAATGATTAATAATTTTATTCATTTTTTTAAATAAATGAGTAATGAAATTTATTTTGGACAAATTTAAAGGGATAAAATAATAATAATAAAACAATTATTAAAATCGTAATATAAATAATAAAAGTCATTATGTTAATATAATAACAAAGTATTACATTTATTAAAAATATAATTATATTAATTATAATTACATTAATATCTTTATTATTATGTTTATATTTTATTATTTTTAAATTATTTTTATAAACCATTTCAGACGTAATTATTAAAGATACCAAAATAATATAATACATGCAACAGCAACAACATATTAATAAATCTAAATCAGATTTTTTGACAATATAAAGATAGTAAATAAAATTCATAATTTTATGATAAAGAAAGTCAATAAGTTTATACATTTTTATAAATAAATGAGTAATGAAAATTATTTTGAACAAAAAAAAACAAGATATTTAGTTTTTAACAAATTCAAAAAGTAATATAAAGGGATAAAATATTGATAATGTAATAATTGTTAAAATTATGGTATAAATAATAAGACTTATTATATTAGTATAAAAAGTGATTATTATATTTATTAAAAATATAATATAGTTTATGGTGTTATTATTATGTCTATATTCTATTATTTTAATATAATCATTTGTATATGACATCATCCATGTTTTAATTAAAGAAACAATAATAATATATTTTATACAACATAATATAAAATCAGAATAACTAATTAAAAACATAATTTTATGATAAAGATGGTTAACAAGTTTATACATTTTTTAAAATAAATGAGTAATAAAAAATTTTATAAATAAATAAGATAAAAATAAAAAATATTATTTTCTTTTAGGATATTATAAGATGGGAGGAGGACTTATGCAGTTAGTAGCTTACGGAGCGCAAGACGTATATTTAACGGGTAATCCACAAATGACATTTTGGAAAGTAACATATAGACGTTATACAAATTTTGCAATTGAATCTATTGAACAAACATTTAATGGCCAAGCAGATTTTGGTAGACGAGTTCAATGTGTAATAAGTAGAAATGGAGATTTAGCAAGTCGAACATATTTACAAGTAACATTACCAGAGATTAATCAATTGATGGGTGTAGCATCTTATTCAACAAATACTGGAAATGGGGTGTATGCAAGATGGTTGGATTTTCCAGGAGAACAATTAATTGCGCAAGTAGAAATTGAAATTGGGGGTCAAAGAATAGACAGACAATATGGAGATTGGATGCATATTTGGAATCAATTAACAATGACAGCAGAACAAGAAAGAGGGTATTATAAAATGGTAGGAAATACTACTCAACTAACATTTATAACAGATCCATCATTTAGTGATGTTGATGGTCCTTGTGACTCTTTAGCACCACGTCAAGTATGTGCGCCAAGAAATGCATTACCAGAAACAACATTATATATTCCATTACAATTCTTTTTCTGTAATAATCCAGGATTAGCATTGCCATTAATTGCATTACAATATCACGAATGTAAAATAAATTTGGATATAAGACCAATTGATGAATGTTTATGGGCAGTAACAACATTAACATGTGCAACACCAAATGTTCCACCAACACAAAATACTCAATATGTTCCAGGAAGACCAGTTCCAGCGTCTATTGCATACAATCAATCATTAGTTGCCGCGTCAATTTATGTTGATTATGTGTTTTTGGATACAGATGAAAGACGAAGATTTGCCCAACAGCCACACGAATATTTAATTGACCAATTACAATTTACAGGAGATGAATCAGTTGGTTCATCTGCAAATAAGATTAAATTAAATTTTAATCATCCAGTATCAGAATTAGTATGGGTGGTTCAACCAGATCAAAATGTGGATTATTGTTCATCATTAACATGTGATGCATTATTATTCAAAGTATTGGGTGCACAACCATTTAATTATACAGATGCAATTGACGCATTACCAAATGCGGTTCATGCATTTGGAGGGCCACAAGAAGTAGCAAGAGACAGTAGATCATATATTGATGCAAGGGGATTATTCAATGACGCAGGAGCATTAGATTATGATATTCCAGCAGGATTTACTGGATATTGGAATGGTGCAAATAATCCTTATGATGAGGCAAATTTAGGAGGACCAAATGTTCCATTTCCATCAAGTTATTTAACAAATGCAACATTGACTGCATTACAAGATATTGGAACAGAAGGGCATACAGCAGGATCAACAGTATCAGATGCCGGAACATTTGTATTAACAGAAACATCTTTATATTTACATTGTTGGGGACAAAATCCAGTAGTAACTGCAAAATTACAATTAAATGGACAAGATCGTTTTTCAGAGCGTGAAGGATCTTATTTCTCTTGGGTCCAACCATATCAATGCCACACAAGAAATCCTGATGAAGGAATCAATGTATATTCATTTGCTTTAAGACCAGAAGAACATCAACCATCTGGAACATGTAATTTTTCAAGAATTGATAATGCAACATTGCAATTAGTTTTGTCAAATGCCACAGTTGAAGGAACAAAAACTGCAAAAGTAAGAATTTATGCAAAAAATTACAATGTTTTAAGAATTATGAGCGGCATGGGGGGATTAGCATACTCAAATTAATTTTCTTTTCTTTTCTTTTCTTTTCTTTTCTTTTTTAAAAAATAAAAAATAAATAAAAATTTTTTTAAATACGACAAATATTTAAAAAAATGGAATAAAAAAAATAAATATGAAAATATAAATATGTATAAAGAATTGATTGATTTTAAAATAAAATCAGTAATAACAAATATATTAAATGCGGTTATTTATCCATTAAAGGATAAAAATGAGATATTAACATATTTAAGGTATATAATAAAGGAAGAAAACATTGATTACAATGTGAATAGGATGATGGATTATATAGCAAATAATGATTATAATTTATATTTAATGAATAAAGATATGGAAAAAAGGGTAAATGAGTGTATAAAAATGGTGACGGACAATAAGGATTTAAAAAATGAGTATCAAATGGAATATAGGATATTAAAGAATTATAGGATATTTTCAAGATATTTTCCAAAAAAAATAATGCAATAAAATTACACATGTTTAAAATGTATTTTAATAAATTTTTTATTTTTTTTAAATATATTTTGATGTGTCAATGTTTTTAATATTAATTCGATTAATATAAATATGCCTTCTAATAAATTATTTATGTTGATAAATTTATGAAAAGGATAAAGTATAAAATTGGTGGATATAATTAAGATAAGTAAATTCCAAATAACAACAACACATAATATTTCATAAATAATATTTCTGAATATTTTTAGCAGAACATTGTCAATAAAGTTTAATTTTATTTTTTTGAATAATAAAATATTTTGACGAATTAAATATCTGTTGTAATCGTCGTAACATTTTAAAAATGGTTTTTTATAATCATATTCAAAATTATAACAAGGAAACAAAGATATAATGGGTATTAATTTTACATTATTATTAAAATTAATGTTTTTATTTGTTTCAAAATAATATTTATTTGATAAATAACTGTCAAATAAATAAACATTGTTGTTTGAAATAAAATTTTCTGTAATATTAGTTACAATTTTATGTATATTTTTTTTATCAAGGGAAACATTTATTTCTGGTAATTGAATTGTTTTTAAATAATATGCCGTAATATTATTAAAGCAAAATAATAATAATACAAAAATAATCATATTTTTTAGCCTATAACATTGAAAAAAATAAATCAATTTTTTAGATAAAATAAGTAATTATATTATCATCATTACAAGTTCCAATAGATAATGATATATCATATATATCACTTTTAACCAAATAAATTTTATTTTCAAATGATTTATAAACTGGTATACATTCATAGTCGTTACCATAATCATAATCACAAGGATTAATCAGTGGATTTTTAAGTTTATATATTTTATTTACGGTATTATTATATTCTAAACCATGTATTTCATAATTCTTTAGATTTGAATAATATTCGTCAACTAATTTACTATTATGTTCGATAAGTGATATTATTTTGTCATTATTTGACTTGTAATTATCAATATTTATTCTTAAAACAATAATAATATCGGGTTCAGGTTGAAAATCATAGAATGCGTTTATCCACGATTGTTTATATTCATTGGATATATAATCATCATCGTTAGGATCATTATCAGGATAATCAAATAATTTATTTGCTTCATCAAGATATTGAATAAAGAGTGTTTTATGGGAATGTTTTGGTTCATTGGATAATTTATTTAAATTATGGATTATTTTTTCAATATTAATTTGTATTTCTTCTTTTTTACTTATTGAAACTTGAATACCATCAATATAAGTAACCAAAACATTGACTAATCTATTCATTCTACCAGTAAAACAATATCCAATTGAATCATATAATTCGGTATGTAATCTGTTTATTAATTCTAATTTTTTTGGATGATGTAAAATAATTTGCCAAACTTTTGATAAAAGTTCATGATAATTTAAATTGAATAAAGAATGTTTTTCTTTTGTTTGAGAATTTAAAAATTTTTTAATTTTTTCGGAATTATTAACCGTTCGTAAAATATCTTCAACATAATTTTCACATTTCGACAAATTATTGTTTATAATATAATTATTTATTATAGATACTGATTTTGTAACTGATTTTGTGATTGATGATAAATGAACTGTTTGACTATTATCTAACAAAACATTTGATTTGGTATTGCCATCAATAATATCTTGAACGATTTCTCTATAACTAATAATTTGTGTTGTATTTCGGATGTATGGTTTATTATAAAAGGGATAAATGATTGGATGATTGTTGGGAAAATCATTATTATTTGCAATAATTTTGGTTGATTTTGGAATTTTTGAATAATCAATATTTTTTATTTTATTGTATGATACATTTAATATTTTAATATTATTTGGAAAATAAGTGTCAATATATGTTAAATTTGATTTAATAATGACTAATTCAATAAGTTTTTCACATTTTTCAATATTTAATGGAATGTCCGATAAATATGAACTTCTTAATATAAATTTTTCAATATTATATTTATCAAATGAAACATTTAGTAATCTTGAATTATTTATTTCAATGAATTTACATGCCTTTGGAAAATCAGTTATTGATTCATTTAAATTTTCAAAAATAACAAATGCTTCAATATCATCATAAGTTAATATTATATTATGTGTTATTTCATATTTATTCAAATAAATATTTATAAGATTTCTGTTAAAAACGTCATAATATGTCGTTCCATCTAAATTATCCTGAATTAATTGATTGCCATGTCGTAAAAGAATAAAATTAACTGGCATAATTTGTTTATTATTTTTATTTTATTTTTATCTATATTTGTTTAATTAAATATAATCGCAAATTTCTGTTTTATTGGAATGAATAATAAAAGGTTTTCCACATCCATAAATTAAATTATTATTGTAAAGATAATCGCAAAATATTTTGTTAGAATGTGGAGGTATTTGTAATCCAAGTTTTTTATGAATTCCATGTCTAAAAATTCCACATTTTATTTCAATAATTTCAATATAATCAAAACAATGTGGACATTGAACAATAACCATATATTATAAAAAAATAATTAATTTATTTAGAGTCATCATAGATAATAAATTTTATTTTTTTATCATTTCCGTCGGTTAATGTAATTGACGGATATTTTTCTTCAATATGAATACATAATCTTTTTTGTTTTGGGATATATCCATATTTTAAATAATAATAAATATTTTGTAATACATCAAATGGTCCAAATATTGCGGATCTTAAATACAATAAACCATAAATAGTTGTTTCATATTTTACAATTGCTAATGTGGAATTTATTTGGTCAGTTAATGTGACATAATTTGGTTGTCTCATTAATCCTACATATGATCCCTTGACCATTCCATAAGTTGCCGACATAATTAATGTATATTTATATACCTTTAATACATTATAAACAAAATGTTTACTCATTTTGTTTTTTTTAATTCTTTTATTATAAAAAACAAATCAATTTTTTTATTTTTTTATGGTATTACAATATTGTTTACAAGATGTCGATGCCCTAAATAATTTAGCGCGACGAACTGCAATTGAATTTCCGCCGACACCAGAACCGGGAACATATTTAGTATTAAAATCAGCAGGTTGATTGACGATGGCTTGAATAGGTAATTTTTTTCTTCCTCCAAATAACAACATATATTGTTTGATTATAAAAAAATTGATTTATTTTTTTATAAAAAATGAAATAAAAACTGAAAAAATGTGTGATATTAGTCAAGAAATTGAACTAAGAAATAAAATAAATGCAATAAATAATAAATTAAATATTATTTATGAAAAAGTAAATAACCTTCCAATAACGTATGCAACAATAATGCATATTAAAAAGAATAATAAAAATATTTTTGACAATATAATTATTGAATTAAAAAATAAAATTAAAAAAGAATTAAATGATAAATTGGAAGAGAATTACAATGAAATAATTTATGTTGATGGAAAAGCAATAATTGATAGTAATCCGGCAAAGAGTGAAATTGACGATATCTTTGACAATATAATTATTGAATTAAAAAATAAAATTAAAAAAGAATTAAATGATAAATTGGAAGATAATTTCAATGAAATAATTCATGTTGATAAAAAAACAGTAATTGATAGTAATCTGGTTGAAATTGATGATATCTTTGACAATATAGTTATTGGATTAAAAAATGAAATAAATAAAATTAAAAAAGAATTAAATGATAAATTGGAAGATAATTTCAATGGAAAAGCGACAATTAAAAATAATTCAGTAAAAAGTGAAATTGACGATCTTATAAAAGAATTAGATTATATTAATAGCAAAGCAGATTTTTATCAGAAAATGTATGCAAAACCGATTATTATAAATGAAAAAAAAATGTGTGAATTTTGTGATTTAATATTAACAAATAATCGTGTTGTAAATTATAATATTAATTCAACAGAAATATTTTTAACATATAATATTGAAACATTTTCTTATATATTTTCAATTGAAAATTGTGAAATGTGTTATATTAATGATAATAAAAATAATGATAGATTTTTTGATTTTATAAATAATAGTTTAAAAAATATAAATAAAGTAACATTTGTATTTAATAAACATAAAAGTCATTATAATATGCAGGATATTAATGTAATAAAAAATCCGATTATTGAAGATAATTTTTATAAAAAAATATTTAATGGTAAAATAGTAAAAATAATTGTTGATAGTATGATTGACAATGATTTAGAAAGATTATTGTCAAAACTAAAAAATTATAGTAATTGTTTAGGAATAGAAATAGTATGTAAAGGATATTTAATAAATAATGATAAATTTCGTTATTTATCCGAATATTTTTCATCAAAAAATATTCCATTTTCAAAAACATATATTTCGCATAAATAAATAAAAAAATTGATTTATTTTTTTATAAAAAATGAAACAAAAACTGAAAAAATGTGTGATATTAGTCAAGAAATTGAACTAAGAAATAAAATAAATGCAATAAATAATAAATTAAATATTATTTATGAAAAAGTAAATAATCTTCCAGAAACATATACAATAATAATACATATTGAAAAGAATAATAAAAATATTTTTAACAATATAATTATTGAATTAAAAAATGAAATAAATAAAATTAAAAAAGAATTAAATAATAAATTGAAAGAGAATTTAAATGAAATTGTTGATGGAAAAGCAATAATTAAAAGTAATCAAGTAAAAATGGAAATTAACAATCTTATAACAGAATTAAATTATATTAATGGCAAATTAAATTTATTTTATGATTATTTACGGTGATAATATTCTAATAAATAAAAAATTAATTTATTTTTTTATAAAAAATGAAATAATAGAATCACAATCTTTTTGAATATTTAAAAATTTAAATGATAGTATTATTAAAAAAAATATGGATGAAAATGAAGAAGATTACGGATAATTATTAAATACTAATATTGTTGTAAAAAATGAAAAAGAGTATTATGAATTAAAACATCCAATATTAACATATGATCGTCTTGTTTTTTTGTGACGTTAATTCAAGGAAAGTAACTTTAATTCATTATATTGAACAAAATTTATTAGTATTTAATGTGGAAAAAGTAAAATATGTGCAATAAATATAAAATATGAAAAAGTAGACAATATTATTCCTTATTTTGTAAATAAAGCATATTAATAAAATAACATTTTGGTTTAGTTGGGATAGTAGTAGGAAGATGTCAGAGGAAATTGTAAGAATGAATAGGGTTAAATAAATTTTATGAAAAAATGATAAACAATAAAATAATTATAATAATGAAATTGAAAAAAGAAATATTATTGATTTTGAATATTTTGTAAATATACTAATGAGAAATAATAATTATGTTAAAATAGAAATTAAAATAATTCGCAAATTAAGTGTGCATTGTCAAATGTATAACAAAAATTTAAGATTATTAATATAATGCATGTTTATACATATCAAGACACTTTTTTTTTTGTTCGGTATAGTCAACAATAGGTTTAGGATAATTAATATTTTTATAATCGGACCATTTAATATCCCATTTTACGACATCTTTAATAGGAACATGAATTAATTCGGGTATCCATTTTTTAATATATTCACAATTAGGATCATAATCGGTAGTTTGTCTCCAAGGATTAAAAATTCTAAAAAAAGGTTGTGAATCAGCGCCACCTCCGGTGATCCATTGCCAATTGCCATTATTGTTTGCGACATCATAATCGGTGAGTTTATTTGCAAAATATTTTTCTCCAAATCTCCAATCAATCAAAAGAGTTTTAACTAAAAAAGAAGCAACAATTAATCTAGTTCTATTATGCATATATCCGGTAATATTCATTTGACGCATTCCAGCATCAACAATTGGAAATCCTGTTTGTCCATTGCACCATTTTTTAAAAAAAGATGGATTATTAATCCAATGAATATTATTATATTTAGATTTTAATAAATTGCCTAATTTATATTCATTTCCATAAAAATGATAAAGAATATTTGCATAAAAATCTCGCCAAAATAATTGACGTATGATGGCATTATTGGAATGAAAATGATGATATACTTCTCGTATTGAAATGCATCCAAATTTAATATAGGCACTTAATTCAGTAGTATTTTTGGTTAAATCATTTCTTGTATTATCATAATTTGGCAATTTATTTTTTAAATGTTCAAGTGCATTTATTCTTCCTCCATGAACTAAAATGTTTTGATTTATTGTGGTAAATTTTTTAATTGCATCATCTAAAGATATAATATATTTTATATGTTTATTATTAAAAGAGAAATTTATTTTTTCTTGTTTTTGTGGTGGACTGATTTTAATTTTTGACGCATTATTATAATATGGGGTATATTTTTGATAAATTTGTCCAGTTTTTGTTTTAATGGATCCAATATCATGTAAATAATAATCATGAGTTAAATAGACTGATATATTTATTTTTTTACATAATTGAATAATTTTATTATCTCTATTTTTTGAATATGGAGTAATATCCATGTTAAATACAATTGATTGAATATTAAATTCTTTAATAACATATTCAATAATTTTATTATTATCTCCATAAAAAAGATAAAGATGTCCATTTTTTTTTTTAATTTCTTCAGATAATTCTTTTAATGATTCAATCATAAATTGAATGGCATTATTTGATTTATAATTATTATTCAATACTTGTTCAGGAGTAAAAATAAAAATAGTGAATAAATTATCACAATGATTTGATAAAAAATTGAGTCCATTATTATCAATAATTCTAAAATCTCTTCTAAAAATAAATAATCCATTTTCAACTTTGTCCATAATATAAATGTATATAAAAAGAATTAACAAATGATATAAAAAAAATTTAAAAATATTTAGAGATTTGAATAATATCTTTGTGAATGATTTGCAAAAAAATTGAAAATCTTTTTTTTTATAAAAATAGATAAAAAAGAATGAATGAAATAGGAATATTGGAGACAAAAATAAAAGGATTGGAAGACAAAATTAAAAAAATGGAGAATAAGAATGTTGACAATATAAATAAAATATTAAATAATGGAATAAAATTAAAAAATGTGGATATTGAAAATTGTAAATATTTACGATTGGTGAATAAAAATAATAAAATATATTTTGGGGATTTATTTTCATTAAATATTACGAAAATAAATATTAAAAAAATAAAAAAATTAATGGAATATTTTGATAATATTGATTATTGTATAATATATGGTGGTAAAATAAATGACATTATAAAAGATGAGATAATTGATAAATATGAAATAATATATAAATAATATATGGAAGAATATGAAAATATGATTATGAAATTAAAAAAAGAGAATAAAGAATTAAAAAATAAAATAAATGAAAAGGATGAAATAATAAAAAGAGTATTGATAGAAATTCAAAATATTTCGGCAAAAATAAAAAAAATTGAAAAAAAATGAAATATTTTTTTATGTGGTTATACGACAAAGTAATGGACAATTTATTAGATATAGATGAAAGTGTTGAAAGTAGAATTAAAAATTTGGAAAATAAAGTGGCGATGTTATCAAATCAAATATTAAATATGCCATTTTTATTAATGGGAGGAAATTATTATACATTAAAATGTAAATATATAAAAATAAAGTTTACGAATCAGAATAATGTTGAAATGTATTTTGAAGAATCATATGTATTGACAATATTGAATATGCATAAAGATTTGGAAAATAATTTAAAAAACTTGATAAATTATTTTGAAAAAATGGAATATGTTGTAATTGAATATGATGATTCTGCTGTATCTGGTTCAACGTATTCATCAAATGTTATTAAAATAATAAAAAATATAATTGATGATAAATTAAAATTTGTTTATTTGATAACAACTTCAACAAATTTTAATAGATTTTGTGATGATATAAAAGAATTATTAGGATCTGTGGAAAAGATAAGGATAAATATAAAAGATCCGATAATGAAATATGCGACATCGGAAGGATATGTATATTTTCATAATAAATTATTGGATGAATTAAAAGAAAAAATAGTGGAATCAAATATTGGAATAGGTAAAAGATTATAGATATAATTTATTTTTTTTATTTGACAATTGGTTTATTATTAATTTCGACAAGATTGATTGAAGATTTGTGTGATAATTCTTTAATAAAATGTCTCATTGAATTTTCGATTGATTCTTTGTATCCGCCCAATGTTTTTGAACAGATTTCATATTCATTATTTGGTGTAATAAAAATGGCGCCCAAATTATTGTTGTTATATTTAAAAACGATAATAAAATCATAAAAATACGGATTATTGGAAATATTATTATAAATATTGCCACAATAAATTAGGTCTTTTTTAAGTGAATTAATATTAAGATTGGCATATTGTTTTTGTCCTTTAAAAAAATGGTATAATGGATTATCGATATTATTGACTTTAACTTTAAGAGATGGAACAATTGAATTATGTTTATTTATTTGAATATTCAAGGGGAAAATATATTTATCAAATGAGTTTGATTTAATTTTGGTAAGATTAAATTTCCCGAAAGATTTAGTAAGATTTTTGTATACTTTGGATAAATTTTCGTTATATTTTGACGATTTACTTTTTGACTTGGATTTGGATTTGGATCTGGTAAAAGAGAGATGTTTGGATTTTTTTGTAAAATATTTTGAACTATTCATATAAATATGATTATAAAAAAAAAGGAATTACAAGATTTTTCTTTTTTTTGTTTTTCTTTTTTTTTTGGTTTGTTTTTTTCTTTTTTTTCCTCCTTGAATAGTATTAGGGTCACTAATAATTTGTTTAAAATATTGATTAGTTGGAACTAATTGTTCATCAATTAAAATAAACATGATAAATTATAATTATATAAAGAAAATAATAAATAGATTTTTATAAAGAAATGAGTAATAATTAAACAGTTGGATAAATAAAGTAGTTTTCTTGTTGATAACATTGATTATTTGGATAATAAATAATATTATCAATGGACCGATGATTTTCAATATTTGGTGGTTTAACCAACAAGTGTCTTTTAATGCCATCATAGGGGTATAATTGAAATTGGATATAAAAATCTTTAACAAAGGTTGGATTATGAAATTGGTCAAGTAGGATATTGGATGTATGATAATTGGAATGGATATCACCATTTACGATGATGGAATAATAATTTTTATCGGAAAAATAATTATAAAAAAGGTTTAATAATTCTGGTGTGCAAATATTTTTAGAATCATCAGTAGTAACAAAATGTAAATGATTATTATAGAGATATTGTAATACAGAATAATAGGAATTAGAATATTCAAGACTTTTGAATAAATTAAAAATAATTTTTTTATCTTTTTTATTGGTATTATTAAAAATAATCATTATATTAAGTAAATATTATATATTTATGACATTATAATTATCGTATGATGTATATTTTTTTTTATATTTTTCGATTAAAATATTTGGTAAAAAAAGTCGTATATGATATTCAATAAAATTATGGTTATTATCTTTATGTAAAAATTCTGTAAAAAGTCCTCTAGGTAATAAAATATCATGGTTATTGATATGAATAAGGGGAATTCCATTATCTAAATGTAGTATGACGCAATAATTTTTGTGATGTTTAGCAAGATTGGGGTCAGTTGTAACATATAAAAATTCTTTTTGAAATCCCAAATGAAGAATATTCATATCATCAATAATATTTGTTTTAAAATCGTATTTATATAAAATGGTATTATTGTTTGATGATGGTGAAAATATAAAAAAATTGTCAATGGAATAAATAATTTTATCAAGGATAAGATTGTCATTATTATTGTGATTCAAGTAATGATTTATTTTTTTAAAAAGTCCATTTGAAAAAGTGGAAATTTTTGATTGAGAAAATTTATGGTTGAATAAAAAATAGACAAATTTATAAAGAAATTGGTCTTGTGGTGACATATTTTTTTTATCAGTTGAATGATTTAATTTAAATGTGGCGTTGATTGTATTAATTTTGTTGAAAGTAAAGAATTTTTTATTGGAATGAAGAATAAGATTTGCGATTTTTTTTGAAATGATGTTATTGGATGCAAAAAATAAATGATATTCATGGGTGGTTTTATTGGATTTAAATAGGTTAATATTTTTCAAATAATCTTTGGAATATAATATTGGTTCAGAAAAAATTCCAAAAAGGACAATATTATTTTTATTAGAATGAATCCAATTTTCAACATTAATTTTATTATTTGTAAAAGGATTAATACCGTAAACTATTTTATTCATATATAATAATGATATAAATAAATGAAAAAAATGAAAAAAATATGAAATAATATTAATGAAAATATTTGGTAATAATATTTTCAAGATTATTGATATAACATAATGTATCATTTTCAAATCCAGTTTCAAATAATTTATAAGCTTTATTATTTTTACTTGTAAATTGTATTTCATTACAAACAACACATAATAATTTTGAATTAATATTATTATGTTGATTATTAATAAGATATTTATATCCTCTATTGAGTTGTTGTCCGCCTTTCCATAAATCTAATTGATTCATGCCGATAATAATTTTATTGGTATTTTTTTCTAAAATAAACCAATCTGGTATTTCGGAAGTAAAAAATCCGTCGCATTGTTTTTCAAAACAAATATTGAATCTTGTATTATCCAAGTTTAAATTAAGTATAAAATCTTTGACAATTTTATTGAATTTATTGCCTCGAATGACGCCTTTTGTTCCAGGTGGAATAAGTTGTAAAAGATGTTGTTGCATTATTTTTTGAATAGTGTCATCATTGATGTATTGTTTCAAGACAGTTTCTAATTTTGTAATTTTATTTTTAACAGAATTGCAGTTTTTATATTCGGACATTAGATTAGAGTCGGATAATTGTTCCAATAAATTGTAACATATTTCTTTTTTAATTCTTGTGTTTATTAATTCAATAATTTTTGATAATAAAACGAATATAAAAATATTTTATTTCAATTTTTTTAAAGAGCATAGGCAAGTTTTGCCATACCGGATTCGATCCAAATAAAATTAACTCTTTCTTCAAAAAAATAAAGATTAAAATTGTATTCATAGATTTGGTAAGTAGGTTTATTGATGCCAATAATTTGTTTTGTTTCTGGGTCACAGATGGACAATGTTTGTGCAAAAGGGTTGATGGGTGGATTGATGGTGGTAAATTCTAATTCAATTTTATTGAAAAGTGAAAGATCAATTGAGCCAGATGGAAAAGTATTAAAAGGAGAAGTGTAAAGACAAAAATTGTAACAATATAATCCGTCTGGTGCATTTCCACTTGTTCTAGTGTATTTTTCGACAAAATTATAAACTCCGACTGGTTGTGGGTCTTCTCTGTAATATCCGTCTAATAAGATACCTAATTGAATAAGAATATTTTTTTCATTTTCATCGGAATAGGAATCAGTAATCATTAATCCAGTTAAAGTGCCATTAGAATTGACACCTGGACCAATATAAACTTCTGTTTGGGTTCCATCGGCATTAGTTCTTAAAATAGGATAATAACCGGAAGATGGTGCTGGGATAACATTTCTGGGGATATAATTATAAGGAAAATTGGTGTAATTACTCCATTCGTTACGTAAATTGACATCACTTCTTTGAAAATAAAATAAAAAGGAATTGGTCATTCCGGTGGAATTTAATTCAATTTTATTGGAGCCGGTTACATTAAAAAATTGTGTTTCATGAATTTGTTTGATTAAATAGGAATGTGAATGTTTTGCAAAATATTTTTGTTCTTCGTCGGAAATAAAAACATAATTTGAGCGAAGATGTATATCTGCATTCCAAATGGATCTTGTATCGGAATAAGAAGAAATATCTAAACAAACATCGGGAGGAGTTTGTAAAAATCTATAAAATTGCATATAATATTGATTAAAATTTGGATAAACGTATGGGAAATTATTTTCATAATCTAAAACATCACGTATGACAAATAATTGATTAATTGGTTTAAATTCGATATTAATATGTATTTCATTGTATTGTAATGCGACTAATGGCAAGGCACTTGAAGGGCATAGACAGAACCATGCATTAAGTGGAATCATAAGTGTATATGCGCGTATGCTTGGTTCAGCGCCAGCAATGGAATCGGTGTAATATGCATTTGGATAAGTATTTGTTCTGGAATTGGCATTTGCGGGGTCATTTAGTTCTGGTATGTTGCCAATCATTTTATCAAAGAGTGCTTTTTTTTCGGAAGAAAAGTCTCGTTGAACGGAAGCTAAAAGATAGTCACCAGAGAATTGTTGAAGGACTTGTCCACCTGATGTGATTGAAATAAGATTAATCATTTTGGCGCCAATATTTTCGATCCATTTAAATTCATATGGTGCCCATTGTCCGGTGTTATTTTCGTTTTGTTCTGATGGTGGGAATATAGGACTCCAAATATTTGGTAAATTAACGGATATAAAAGTGTCCATTAAAAGATCGGCATATCTAGGAACTTTGAATGAGAAATAGGAAGGATCGGTAAGACTAAGGGTTTTACTGCCTTGATAATATATTCTAAATTTTTGCATACCAAAATTTTTATATTTTTTCCAAGTTTTTCTAAAAAATGATTTATTTGGATTTCCATTTAATACAATATTTTGTTGTCCTTGTGAAACAAGATTAAATAATCCTCCTGCCATATTTATAATAAAATAAGTTTTTATTAAATATTTTATTTATTTATAATTAATATAATGGTAATGCCAAATTTAAAAATAGTGCCTTCAATATATTCTGGATATGTGGAAAGTGAATTGGATGAACATAAAAAGAAATTGGAAAAAGAATATTTAGATTCATCAATTATAATAGTAAGACAAAATTTGGAGGAAGAATATAATAAAAAATATGATGAAATGGAGAAAAAATACAATGAAAAAAATAAGGAATTAGAAATATACAAGGGGAAAATATTTTTTATATTTTATTTTTTATATGAAGTATTTGAAAAAGTTGTAAAAATATTTGATAAAAAATTATTATTATCATGTGAATTAAAAAATAAAGAATCTGTATTAGAAAAACCATTGGAATTAAATACAACTGTTGCATTACCAACTGGGTTTATCGAATCATCAATAAAACCAGATCCAATAACTACTATATCGATATCAAATAACAATGATGAAGCATCATTAAAAAAGATAATTGATTATATAAATATTAATAAACATTTGTTAAATTTAAATGAAATTCCTAAAAATCAAACAACATATATAAATACGAATTCAGAGATTGAGCATATATCAAAAATGTTGGGTTTTAAAGATGAATTAAAAAAAAATAAATATGACAAATTAGAAATTAATAAAAGGCATGATGAATTAGAAAAAAAGCATCAAGAATTGGAAAAAAAGATAAAATTAGCATTTAATCAAATAAAATTTTTAACAGAAAATTTATATAAACTAATTAAAAAAAACAAATATGAAAATGAAAATAAGAATGAATACGAATTAGAAAGAGAAAAAGAATATGAAAAAGAAATGGATAAATATGGAGGAGGTAGTAATGAAACAGCAGATAAAAAAGAAATTACAGAGAAAAAGAATGAAGAAGAAAAAGAAGAAGGATATGAGATATTAGCGTAAAGAGATTGATTTGTTTTTGTAATTGTTTATTTTTTTTATCAAGTTCTTTGATAGAATTAATGATTGGTGCAAATAATTCTTGATAATTGATTGCTAATAAATCTTTGTCATTAAATTCAACAAATCCGCCAAATTGTATTCCCATGTCATGAATAGTTTGTTGTAAATCTTGTGCAATTAATCCATGATGTATTTTATCAGAAAAAACATTTGAATCTCTTGGTTTTAAATTATAATCAACTGGATTTAAGTTTAAAATAAAATTTAAACCTAAATTGCTTTTACGGATATTAGTTTTGTCGCGTTTATCGGAAAGATTGGTTAAAGATTGATAGGAATAGAGATATTGTATGGATGAGTTGCCTAAAATAACGGAATCGGAAACGATGGCAGGTGAATTGGCGCCGATACAAGTGACATTGGTCAAAGCATTTCCAGTGGCACCAGTTCCGGAATTAGCGCCAATGAATGTGTTGTTATTTCCCAAGTATTGTAAATAACCAGCTTGATCTCCTATTGCGACATTATTATATCCATTGGAGTTTAAATATAATGATTGATAACCGATGGCATTGTTTCCAGTTCCACTGACATTGTTATACATTGATTGATAACCGAAAGCGTTATTAAAAGATCCATCGGAATTAGAATAAAGAGATTGATATCCGATTGCGGAATTATTATTGCCGACAATATTATAATACATGGATTGATAGCCCAAGACATTATTATTGGAGCCCAAAGTATTTGTGAATAATGATTCTTGTCCAATAGCGACATTTTCATAGCCGTCTGTATTATTATACAAACCGTAATTGCCTATGCAACAATTATAAAATCCGTCAATATTATTGAATAATGAATAATTGCCAATGGCATTATTTCCGGTTCCGATTGTATTATTATATAAAGATTGAAACCCTAATGCATTATTACCGTAGCCGGATGTATTATTATATAAAGAAAAATATCCGACACATGAATTATTAACGCCATCAATATTTGAATAAAGGGATTGATTACCGACGGCAGTATTTTGACACCCATCGACATTAGAATAAAGAGATTGATAACCGAAAGCATTATTACCGGTTCCAATAGTATTAGAATAAAGAGATTGATAACCGAAAGCATTATTACCAGTTCCAGTGGTATTTGAATAAAGAGATTGAGATCCGAATGCATTATTTCCGGTTCCAATGGTATTAGAATAAAGAGATTGGTAACCAAATGCATTATTATCAGTTCCATAAGTATTTGAATAAAGAGATTGATGTCCGAATGCATTATTGCCAGTTCCTTCTGCATTTGAATAAAGAGATTGATAACCAAAAGCATTATTTCCGGTTCCAGTAGTAGTTGAATAAAGGGATTGATAACCGAATGCATTATTTTGATTTCCGTCATTATTTGAATAAAGAGATTGATAACCAAACGCATTATTATCATTTCCGAGTGTATTAAAATAAAGAGAACTGTCACCAAATGCGCAATTTCTGGTTCCATCGGTATTATTATACATTGAATAATTACCGAATGAATTATTGGCTGTTCCTCCAGTGTTTTGATGTAAATTATAGGCACCAAAAGAGCAATTATCTGTTCCAGTAATATTTTGATACATTGAATAATTACCAAATGCATTATTTCGATTGCCATTAGTTGTTTCATGTAATGCACCATTACCAAATGCCGAATTATCGTTTCCATAAGTATTTTTATATAATGACGAATACCCAAAGGCATTATTGCCGGTTCCAATTGTATTAAAATAAAGTGAATCTTTTCCGGTGGAAGAATTTGTAAATCCGGTAGTATTGGAATAAAGAGATTGATAACCATTTGAAGTATTATTGTTACCAGTGGTATTGGAATAAAGAGATTGATAACCATTTGAAGTATTACCGGTTCCAATTGTGTTTGAATAAAGAGATTGATAACCATTTGAAGTATTATTGTTACCAGTGGTATTGGAATAAAGAGATTGATAACCATTTGAAGTATTACCGGTTCCGGTTGTATTTGAATAAAGAGATTGATAACCATTTGAAGTATTATTGCTAGCGGTGGTATTGGAATAAAGAGATTGATAACCATTTGAAGTATTACCGGTTCCGGTTGTGTTTGAATAAAGGGAATAGTATCCTTGTGCAGTATTATTGCTACCGGTGGTATTGGAATAAAGAGATTGAAATCCATTAGAGGTATTACCGGTTCCGGTTGTATTTGAATAAAGAGATTGATAGCCGAGAGATGAATTACTGAAACCAGAAGTATTATTAAACATGGATGCATGACCGATGGCAGTATTTTGATAACCGGTGGAATTAGAATAAAGAGAACGATGTCCAAATGCATTATTTCCGGTTCCAGTAGTATTAAAATAAAGAGATTGATTACCGAAAGCATTATTTCTGGATCCAGTGGTATTTGAATAAAGAGATTGAAAACCGAGAGAAGAATTATTAATGCCCAAATTATTACTAAACATGGATTGATGTCCAAAGGCAGTATTTTGATAACCACTGACATTAGAATAAAGAGATTGATTGCCAAATGCATTATTGCCGGTTCCAATTGTGTTTAAATAAAGAGATTGAGTTCCGAATGCGCAATTTCCGGTTCCGGTGGTATTTGAATAAAGAGATTGATAACCGACAGACGAATTATTAAAACCCAAAGTATTACTAAACATGGATTGATGTCCTACGGAAGTATTTTGATAACCACTGACATTAGAATAAAGAGATTGATTGCCAAAAGCATTATTTCCGGTTCCAGTGGTATTTGTGAAAAGAGATTGGGTTCCAAATGCACTGTTTCCGGTTCCACCTGTATTTGAATAAAGAGATTGATAGCCGAATGCATTATTTTCAATTCCAAATCTATTATTATAAAGAGATCTGTGTCCGAATGCGCAATTTCTGGTTCCATTAGTATTTTCATACATTGCATAATTGCCGAATGCATTATTAGCGGTTCCTCCGGTATTTTGATGTAGACTATAAGCGCCAAAAGAGCAATTATTTGTTCCAGATATATTTTGATACATTGAATAATTACCAAATGCATTATTTTGATTTCCATTAGTTGTTTCATGTAATGCGCCATAGCCAAATGCCGAATTATCATTTCCGGATGTGTTTTTGTATAATGATGCAAATCCAAAGGCATTATTTCCGGTTCCAATTGTATTGAAATAAAGTGAATCTTTGCCGGTGGAACAATTTGTAAATCCAGTGGTATTGGAATAAAGAGATTGGTAACCATTTGAAGTATTATCGCTACCAGTGGTATTGGAATAAAGAGATTGATAACCATTAGATGTATTACCGGTTCCAGTAGTGTAAGAATAAAGGGATTGATAACCGAATGAAGTATTATTTCCAGTTAAGGATTGGGAGGCTAATCCGTTAAGGGTGATTCCGCCACTGAGTGATAATTGATTAGATGTAAGATTAGCGATATTATTTGATCCAGTATTGATATTTCTGACATTAAAGGTGAATCCGCCTTGTCCGCCTTGTGCATCATTTAAAAAATCGGTGGTTCCGTATCCGGAAATAAAACTATTCCAATACAATTCAAGTCCGGCATTGGTGGATGTAGTGCCGGTAGGTAATATTTGATTATTGTCTAAATTAAAAAGGACTGAGTCATTGGTGGTTAAATTATTGATGGATGCAGAAGATAGGACGGTGATTGTATTAAAGGTTGGATCAGAATCAAATGTTCCGGTGGGTCCAGTGGGTCCGGTGGGTCCGCCATATGCGCCGGTGGCGCCAGTGGATCCGGTTGGTCCAGTTGGACCGGAAGTGTCATCAAGAATAAAATTGACGATATTTGAGCCAAGATTTTTGTTAAAAACTTGTAGAGAATAGGTGCCATGTGGTAAATAAGTGGGAACATAAAAAGAGATTTGTGTAGAACTAGTAAAATAGATGGAAAGAGTGACTGTTCCAAAAATGACTGATGAATAGTCTTTAAAATTGAGTCCGGTGATTGTGATTAAAGAAGTAGCGCCGGCGACACTATAAAAGGAAGATAATGAGGAAATAATGGGAGAAGAGGTAGGAAAAGAGGAGGATATATTTTTACAATATGCGGATTTATAGGAATACATTTTCTTTATATTTATAAAATATAAATGTCAAATATATTTGAAGAAGTATTGAATGATGCAAAGGGAGTGGAATTAAAATATTTGGGTCCGGATTATCCGTATTGGAATAATATAAAAACGCCATCAGAATTGGGAATGTCTGGGACAGGATCATTGAGTGCATTAGGAAAAGATATTGATGGATTAATAAATTATGTGGAATTATTGGTATCAGGAAAAAGTAATGCATCAAAAACTGGGAATGCATTGGGAAATAAATTTTTTATAAAAACTGGTGGAAAATGTAAAGAAAGTGGGACAGATACAGAACAAGATAGATATATTTATATAGATAATGTGCCAGAAGGAAATATTCCATTTATATCATCGGGAATGGGTGTAAATTTTAGTGAATTCAAGGGATTAATTCCGGGGGTAATGAGTAATATGAATGCATTTAATCCATATACAATATTACAATCATTTTTGATAGGATCGACTCCGGAATGTCAAGAGATAACGATGCAAGTAATTGATTCAGAAAACAATAAAACGACTGAATCACATTATGTAAGTTTGGTGGATATAAAAAATATGGATGCATGTTCTTTTACGGATGGTAAAAATCCGGTAAGTGGATTAAAATGTAAGGAAACATTTGAGATGATAAATAAAAAAAGGGAAAAAATGAGGAATAAGGAATTAAAAATAATAATATCATCGGGAGTATTATTATTATTAATGTTTATGATATTAAAGAAAAAATAAGAATTAGTGTTTATTAGTTGCGACAAGTTCTTTTAATTTAAGAATGGCGACAATAAAATTGGGATATATGTTACAAATATGAAAAGAATGTGGTTGTTGATTAAAAAAATATATTTTGTCTGTGGAAATATTGTCAATTTTGCCGAATCTTGCAATTATAAAATTATCATTGGGTATTTCAATAACTAAAAAATTAAATTTATATTTTCGGTCAAGTATGGGTAAAATATAATTATCGTGATACATTTTTTGTTCTAAATCGGTCATATAGTTATTAAATATATATTTATTGGAATTATAGATGGCATATATGTTTAATATATGTTGTTTATTATTTAAAAACTGCATAATATTATTAACTTCATTTAATAACATTTTGTGACTATTATCAACGGAACAAATATTCAAGTCAAGTGAATTAATTTTGAATTTAAAAATGGACATTTTATTAATATAATAAAATAATTTTATTTCAATTATGCAAATCCCATGATTCGTCACAAGTTGAACAAAGGTAGATATATTTCATATTTATGTCATCATATCGTATGGATATAATTTCTTTTTCATAATTTTCGGTATTTGTTTTACAATTTGGGTTAGGGCAATCTAAGATATTTTTTCTGGGTAAAGTGGGATCATATTTGGTATATTTATTGATGAATCTGGATTTATTGAATGATATATTTTTGATGTCAATTCTAGAAATGGTTAAATTTTCTTTTAAAATATTATGGTCTTCGTATCCACAATTTCTACAATAAAAAGTGATTGTATTATTATCGTCATCATATTTATGATAATACATGTTATCACATTTTATACAAAAATGCATATTATAATAATAAAGAAAAAAATATTTAAATCAATTTTTTAGATAAAATGTTCGCGACAATAATAACATTTATCGTCTAAATTGGGGAAACATTCAAAACAGATGGTGTGTCCACAATTAAGCATTATTGAAATTTTGGTGTCAAAGCAGATTGGACAATAATCGGTATTATTTTTTTCAATAGAGTAGGATAATTTGTTTTTATAGATTAAAACTTTTTTATTTTTCATTAAAAGTGAAATATTTTCATTGATGAATAAATTTTTATTTTTAATATTATCAAAATAAATATAAAGTTTAAGGTCATTATTAAAAATAGATTTTAATTCAATAAATGAGTTTAATTTATGAAGTTCAATGGACATTAAGAAATATTTTTTTGCCAATTCTTTATTTTGTTGTCCAAGATAGGCCAATCCAAGATTATGGTAAGATGTATCAGTTGGATTATTATTAATTTGAATTAAAAAATATTCTTCTGCTTTTAGATAATCATTTAATTTGAGACAAATAATTCCAAGATATTCAAATACGGATGGAATATTATGTGCACAAGCTAATTTAAAATATTTTTCGGATTCATAATAAGATTGTGTTTTAAAATAGACGGTGGCTAAATCAAAATAAATATTTCCGATTGAATAATCATTTGGGCAATGTTTAATTGCGAGTAAATAATAATAATCTGCGCAATAAATATTATAATTCTGATAAAACATGGCTAATTCAAGATATAAACTAAAATTTTTTTGTCCGTGTTCAATAATAATTTGATAGTATTTATTGGCTTCTTCAAATTTGTTTAATTTACAATATAATTTGGATAATTTATGTGATGTTTCAATTTTGTTTTTATTAAAGTATAATGAATAATATTTTATGGCATTAATAAAATCGGAATTAAGTTCATAAATAATTGCTAATTTTTCATAAATTTCGGGATATGTATTATCTCCATTATAATATTGTATAGCATATAATAAATATTTTTCGGCATTATTATATTTTTGCATTTCAAAATACAAAAGTCCCAAGCACATATTTTTATATGGATCATCGACAATAAAATATTTCAATGAGTATTTTTCTGCATTATTATAATCATTCATTTGAGTATAAATACTAATAATATAATCAGTTGAATCATTATTTCCGCGGTTTATTGCTAATGAAAAATAATATTTTGCTTTATTATAATTAATATTACGACGATAATAATATAATCCGATAATGTATAAAATATTTGAATTATTTAAATCATATTCGTTTAATTTTAATTTATTCAAGTTAAAAATATTTAAAATATCATTATGATATTGGTCATATTCAGAAAAATCAATGCCATATTTTTCTTCTATTTGAGATATATAATGAAACATATTAAGTAAACTAAAAAAAATAAATGAAATCATTTTTTTAGGAAAAACACAAATGACATATTTGTATTTTTTTATGTTCATGAATAAGTAAATTAATGTCATTTAAATATTGATTTGTGTTGACAATTTTTAGGTATTCAAAACAGGTTAAATAATCATTATTTTTAACATATTTAATGTTATATTTTTTTATGGATGTGTAACATTCAAAACACATTGAATGATTGCATTGTAAAACAACTAAATATTGTTGATCAAGGCATATTGAACAGTCATTTAATTTATCGGATATAAATTTGATTTGATTTTCGTCTAAATAATTTTGAAAGACGGTAAAAAACTTTTCAATTTGTTTATTTTTAGGTAAATTGGAAAGTTGTAAAAACATATCAAACATATTATCATATAATTTACAAAATTCATAGACTGCATTTTTATTATTATGTAAAATGCTTAATTTTAAATAATCTTTAGCAATTTTAGTATTTTTAAATATTTTGAGATAAAGGTATCCTAATTTTTGTAGTGAATCATAAATATTATGTTCAAGGGCTAATTTTAAATATTTATTGGCTTCATAAAAATCGCCAATGGCAAAACAAAGTTCTCCCAAATAGTAATAGGCATAAAAATATCCATTATTAATTGCTTTAATAAATAGTGTTTTTGCGATATCATATTTATTAAGAACAATGACATAATATAATGAAATTGCACATAATTTTTTATTATCATTCAAGTCTTTTTTTTTTAATGAATGTGAATTAAAAATAAATAATATTTCATGTTGAATAGGATAACAATTGAAATCAATTTTATATGTATTGATAAAATGTTGTAAATTAATAAACATTTTTGTGATACATAAATAAAAAAATGAAATCAATTTTATTCAGGTTTGGATAAAAAATAAAGATATTGGTATTCATATCCACAATGAATCAAGTCAGATTTGGCTTGTATAATAAATCCGCAATTTTGTGCATAAGAAAGAATTTGTTTTTGTGATTCCATGTAAAAAGTGTGTTCATTTTTTCGAACTTTATTATTAATATTATTAAATTTTTCGGTAAATGTTGCAATATTATTATTTTTATTAAGATTAAAATTTGCATGATAATCGAATCCATCAAATACAATTTTTGAGTTTGTAATTCTTTTTTTAGCGTAACGTTGTGGAGAGACTAATAAAAGTGGTTGTGCGGGTGGTAAAATAGGGTCAAACATATCTCTATTAACTAAATGAATAATTAACCATCCCCCGGGCATTAGCCAATTAAAACAGTTTGTAAAGAATTGTGTTTTATTTTTAAAATAATAGATAGTAAAATAAAGACAGGTGATGTGTGTAAAAGAGTTGTAATGAAATAAATTGGCATTAATTGCGTCTCCTTTGACAAAATTATATTGTGGATAATTATCTTTTGCTTTTTTAATCATAGCATCAGAATTATCGATACCCATAACATTAAGATTATATGCTTTAAGTTCTGCGACATGGTGTCCAGTTCCACAGCCGATATCTAAAATAATTGATTCGGAGGTTGGTTTAGTTTTATTAACGATTTCGCCGATTTCGTAATTATCTTTAACATTACTAAAGACTAATTGGTCATAAATATTGGCATAAAAGTCATCATAAATGGAATCATTGGATTTGAATAAAAAGGAATCATTTTGTATGAATCCTTCTTTATGAAGAGAATCAAAATTTTTAAAAATGAATAAAATAATAATAAATATCATTAAAAAGAAAAGTATTTTTCCCCAATTTGTTAATTTATTATAAAATTTAATCATATATATTTAATTGTGTATTATTTTTTCGATAATTTTATATAAAAATAATATTAATAATGGAAATAATGGAAGAATCACATAATAAAAAAAGGGGAAGAAAGCCAAGAGGTGGAAAGATAATAGAATGTAACAATGCAATAATAAATGATAATATGCAAGTATTGCCAAATATTATATTGCATTTAATATGTGGATTAAAAGATTTGAATGAAAATCAAAAGGAAATAGTGGTTGAAAATAATGTGGTTAATTTAGATGATAAAAATGATTTAAATAATAAATTGGATAAATTAAAAATAAAATTGAATAAAAATGAGATAAATAAGAAATCGGCATGTTTTTATTGCACATATGATTTTGACAATCATCCATATTATGTAATAAAAAGTATAAAAAATGGTCAATTATATGGATATGGTAATTTTTGTCATCCATGTTGTGCGGTAGGATATTTATTGGGGGAAAAAATTGATGTATCAATGATGGTAGAGCGTTATCAGTTGACAAATTATACATATGGAAAAATATTGGATTATACGGAAAATATAAAACCAGCACCAAATCCGCATTATATATTGAAAAGATTTCAAGGAAATTTAGAGATTGATGAATATAGAAATTTATTTGAAAAAAAAAGTATATTTTTGGTGATAAACAAGCCAATAAATTGTATATTACCAGAAATATTTGAGGATAATGAAAAACCAGTATTGGAGTTGAATTTATTACAATCAAGATAAGTCATTAATTTCGGATTGTAAAAGAGAAATAATATTCAAGATATTATTTTTTTCATTTTGTATTTTAGTGATTTCGTATGAATTTAATTTTTTTGAAAGTAAAATAGAGTCAAGATAAGTGTCAATTTTTTTAAATGCATTTAAAAGTTCGGTTTTATCATTAACAATTGTATTTTTATAATTTTGATAATCATTATGAACTGATTCAAGATAATTATTGGAATCATATTTAGATTTAATATCATTTATTTTTGATAATAAAAACTTTTTTTTATTTTGTATCAAATCGCCTAATTTTTGTAAAAAAATGTTTTCCATAATAATATAAATAAATAAATAAATAAAGAATAAAGAATAAATTAGTATAATAAAATCCGTAAATAAATATATGGAAAAAATGGATTTGGACATTAATAATTATAAATTAGAGGATTTATTAAAATTATTTCATATGAATTATGATTTTAATGAGGATGATTTAAAATTTGCGAAAAAGATAATGTTAAAGACACATCCAGATAAATCAAAATATGATCCAAAGATATTTAGATTTTACAAACAGGCATATGACATAGTGGAAAACATTTATATATTTAAGAATAAAATGAATAAAAAAACGGAAAATAATGTTGAAAGTTACCAAACGGTATTGGGTGATAATAAAGAGGAATCATTATTATTGGACAATTTTTTTAGGGATAATAAACATTTGACGGATAATAAAAAAGATTTCAACAAATGGTTTAATGAAGAATTTAATAGGCAAAAAATAGATGAAAATGAAAAAGGATATAGTGATTGGTTAAAATCGGATGATGGTTTTATAACAATAACATCAAAATCAAAAAAGGGTATGGAAAATGAATTGGATGAAAAGAAAAAAAAGTTGCAACAAATAATAGTATATAATGGAATTGAGGAATTGCCAATATATTCATCATATTCTGGTAATTTATTGGGGGATCCAAATGAAATAAATAATTTTTCGTCAACCAATATATTTTCAAAATTCAAGTATCAGGATTTAAAACAGGCATATGAAGAAAGTATAATACCAGTTACATTTAATGATTATGAAAAAATACCAAAATACAAGTCAGTGAATGATTATAAACAAGAAAGAGATAAACCGATTGAAACAATATCGGAATTTGAACAAAAAAATATAATAAATAATAAAAATAAGATAATGGATGAAAAAGCGACAAAAAATGCGTTTTATTATTCAAAACAAATGGAAGAATATAATAAAAGAAGAATAAATTTTATAGGAAATTTGATGAGATTAAAAAATTAAGGAGTAGTCCATCTATAATTATCTTGAACACATGCAAAAGGGCTGCCATCTTTACAGGATGGCATATTTCCGTATAAATAATTGCCAAAGGCACCTTGGTCATTTGTGACACGTGTATTTGGAGTTGAATTAAAAATGATTGTTGATTGTGTTAAATTAAAATCTTCTCCCAAGTCTCCGAATAATTGTTTATTTGTATTTTTAATGCCTGGATTCAAGTATTGAACCATTTCTTTTATTTTATCTTTAATGTTTGTATAAACTTCTGGATTAAATGCAGGTGGTGCGGATTTTCTGTTTGGATAATCATAAATATCGGTTAATAATACATTTGAAAATGGATTTTGTTTTCTTATTTTATGGTAATCCTTCAAGACTGTATTTAATGGAATAATTTTGGTATTATTTGATACAAAATTTTCTTTATTTATTTTATAAAACCAAAAAAAAAGAATGATTAATGTGATGATGGTTGTTAATAAAACAAAAATATTTTGAGTAAAAATAAAGAGAATAATTGAAAATAGGATTAAATCTTTTGAAATAATATTAAATTTAAGGGATAATGAGAAATCGTTTTTTGGTATAAAAATAAAAAAATTATCCAATAATTCATAAGGATTATTTATCCACATTATATAATTACAATTTATTTATTTTTGTTTTATAAATAATTAAATTCCAACATTCTTTATCATTTTTAGGTTTTTGTATATTATTAAAATGTTTCATTATATTTTTATAATAATCCTTGTCAGATTTATAATCCCATTTATTGAAAATGGTGGGAAATCCATTAATAAAAATAATCATATGTATTTAATATAAAATTATTTTTATATTAAAAATATATATGATGACGTTTAAAAAGACAACAATATTAATAATAATATTATTATTTGTGTCATTTGTATTATTATTTTTTTATTGGAAATATGGAATAAAGGAGAATATGGATAATAAATCAAAGGCAAATATAATGTTATTTTATGCAGATTGGTGTCCTTATTGTAAGAGTGCTAAACCGGAATGGGAAAAAGTAAAGGATAAATATGAAGGAAAAACAATAAATGGTTATAAATTAATGTTTGATGAATATGACGACAAAAACAAGGAAATGATGGATAAATATGATATTAACTCATTTCCGACAATAAAAATAAAAAAAGATAATGATGTATATAATTTTAGTGCAAAGGCGAATGAACAAAATATAACAGAATTTATAAATTCAGTAATTATATAAAAAAAAATATAAATGAATAATATATGAAAGCATCTGTTGCGTTTAAAGTAAATCCTATAAAATTATTGGCGGAATTATTAATAATAATTGGTGCATTAAATTGGTTATGGATTGGTTTATTTAATAGAGATTTTGTGGGAGAATTAGTAAAATCGAATAGTAAATATGTGTATATATTGGTAGGTATATCTGGTGTATATTTATTAATACATAAAATAATATGGATATCAAAGGGATAATTTTTGACAAATTGAAATAAATGTTGAATCATCGATTTTACATTTATTTCCATATTTATATTGAATAATATCATTAATCATTTCATTTAATAAAGAAATGGTGGAATTAATTTCAATCAATTCGCAAGTAAGAATATTAAACAAATAAAAATGTTGATAATTGACGTTGCTTTTAAGACAAAGATACATATATATTGATAATTGTAATATGTGTTCTTTTTCAAGTTTTTGGCTACATTTAAATTCATAGACACAATTGTTATCGATACAATCGATGGATCCAAAAATTTGTAATTTATCGGAAACAGTATCAAATTTTTTTTCAAAAATGGCTGATTTTGATATTCCAAGTTTTTTAATATTTAAAATAGATTTATCCAGAGTATCTTGATCTAACCAATCATATTTAGTAATTTGAAATGTTTTAAATATAAATTTTGAATTATAACTTGACCAAATATTTGAAATATATAATAAATTTTCTGGTGTGGGATGTGGTAAAATATTGTAGCCTAATTTAATTAATTCATTATAGATGGTTATATTATTGGTCAATGTATATTCATAATATGCTGGAATAGCGATTCCAGTAATATCACAGACGTTTTCAAATCCGTCAATTTGTTCGGATTTATGTGAAATATGGATAATGGATAAAGGATCTGGTGGGTTTATTATATTTATTTGAATATATTTTTGAATTAATTCGTCAATAAATTCTTGTGAAATATGTCTTATTAATTCACATACTTTTTTTTCAAATTTTTTTGAGGATTTTAATGAATCTGGACGAATATTTAAATATTTAGTTCCATATATTAGGTTTGTATATTTTGTTATTTTATCTAAATTTAAAAAAGATAAAAAAGGAAAATCACTGGAATGAATCAAAGATAAACATTCAGATGATCTTGTTGTGGCAACATATAATTCATTTGGACAAATATTTTTAGGACAATTTCTTTTATAAAATTCCATGTATGAATTATCAAACCCAATTATAATGACAACTTTTCTCTCCAATCCTTTTGTTTGATGAAATGTGGAAAAAATCATTTTATTTTGAATAATATCCATATCCAATATTTCGTCATCATGAAAAGGAACATAAATAGATATTTCTTTTCCGGATTTTGTTTTAAGAAATCGTTTAATATTGTTTTCCAATTTTCTGATGGGTGATTTTTCACTTTTTATTGATGGTGCAAGAATAAAAATATCTTTGGGTTCATAATTTAATTCATACAAATAATATTTAAGTTCATTGATTATTTTATTATTTTCAATATTTTCAAAAACATCGCAAATAATATATCTTGGTTTTATGCCATTTTTTTTATTTGAAAAAATACGGTCATGATTCAACATACATCGATTAATAAATTTGCTAATTTCAAAAGTGATTCTAAAAGAATAAGATAATGAAACATATTTCCATGAAAAATTGGAACAAAATACTTTGTCATAAAACAAAAGAAATCGTTCATCGGATCCATTGAAATCAAAAATACTTTGATTTTTATCGCCCAAAACACATATTTTAATATTTTTATTATTATCTTTATAAATTTTACAAAATAATTTATAATATAAAAAAGTAATGTCTTGTGCTTCGTCTAATATTATTAAATCATAATCAATATTGGATAATAAAGGATAATTATCTTTAATAATTTGATTAATAATTGAATCAGTAAAACATAAATTATCATAATATTTAACACAAAATGAATGATATGAATGAACTTCTAAATTATGAATACCTAATAAAACTACTTTTTCCCTAGTTTCAATTTTTAATTTGGAATTATATGTCAATAATAAAATATTTTTTTCATTAAAATGCAATGAAATGTGTAAATTGGTTGTTGTTTTTCCGCTTCCGGCAACACTATCAACAACAACATTTTTGTCTGTTAAAGAATCAATAATATCTTGTTGTTCTTTTGATATTAATGGTAGCATAATTATTTATTATGTAACTTTATTTTTATTTTGTTTTGACAACAAAAAAAATATTACCAAATATTTATTCAAATAAATCTTTAAATGTCTTTAGAAGTTCATTAACTGAATCAAACATTTCATCAACCGTTTTATTTATTGTTATTTTATTAAGAAGAGTTTTAAATATATTCCATTTACGTGACTTTATGACATCTTTATCATTATAAATTGTAACATTATAATTAATTTCTAAATCATTAAATTTTCCGTAAAATATTGTTCCATCTGGAAATAATAATTTACCATCATTAAATTGTCCATTTATTGACAGTTTATGGGTATTGATATTATTATCATCACTATTATTTAATGTATCAATCTTATTATATATTTTATCTAACAATGCTTTTAAATTATCAACTTTTGTATTAGTTGATTCATTTATATTAATCAAATTATCAACTTTTGTATTAGTTGAACTATAAACATCCGTTTTACATGATTCATTATCACATGTATTTAGCAAATTTGTATTACTTGATTTATTTTCATCAGAATTAATAAAATCATTAATTTTTGATTCATTTTCATTAATTAGATAATTTACATTTGTTTTAATTGAATCATTATCATTGGAAATAAATTCGTAAATCTCATCATTATTTATATCAAAAGACACAAGATTTGAATTGGTATTATTCATTTTTTTATTATATATGAATTAATAATGGAATAAAATGAAATCAATTTTAATGAAATTATGGGTGTTTTAAATAAATTAAGTGGATAAAGTGTAAATGGTTGAAGATGCCAATTCACGTTGTTGATTAAGTTCTTGTTCTTTTTTTAGATATTCGTCATGTTCTTGTTTCATGGTTGAAATATCTTTGACACATCCTCTGACTGATAATTGGTAAGATACGATGGATATAACTAATAAAGAAGTATAAATATACCACATAGATTCGCCCCAATTATCTTTTTCATAGACCAAGTCAAATAATTCTTGTTTATTTTCGGGAGTATTCATATTTGGTTTAATAAGTGGTGTAAAAACGTTCCATAGTTCTTCAAAATTAAAGGGATTGATTTCATTAATGATGATTGATTTATTTCCGGCAATTTTGATTAAAGTTTCGGCAACTTTTTGGTATTCTTGTTTATTGGATTCAGAAAGTCCGCTGGATTCAATTTCTTGGTTTATTTTGGAGTCCATTAATAATTTTGACAATAAATTATTTGCGCGAGTAGAAACCCAAAAATAGCCAATAACATTTGAGAAACATGATTTTAGTGAAGGAAAGGCCATGAGAACAATTAAAAGGATTCCAAAAATAAGTGTCCAAGGGACAAGGGTAATAATAAATCCGATTCCGAAGCTTTTGCCGGCATTCATTCCACATTTATTCATTAAATAAATTGAATTGATGATAATTTGGGATATTAAAATAGCAAAAAAATAGATAATATTGGAAGTAAGATTAAAGAATTTGCTGTCATTGGGATTTGGTTTTTTTTTGATAAAGGAATAATAAATATAAGTGATAATTAAAATAATAATCATTGAAATCCATGTGGTATCCATATATTTAATTTAAAAAAAATAAAAGTATTAAAAATATAAATGTTAAAAAAAAAGGAAATAACATATTCAACATGTTGGTATAGAGTAAAATCAAAATTTGCAAAAGAAAAATATATAGAATGGATGAATAATTTTATGTATATAGCATCATTTAATAATTTTAATTTAGTAATATATACAAATTTAGAATCATGGAATGATATACCGAAAAATAATGGCGAAAATATAAAAATAGTGATTATTGAATTTGATAATTTTTTGGGGAATAAATATAAAAATAAATGGATAAAAAATAAAGAAAAGGCAATAAATATACAAGAAAAGGAAAATGATTGGAAATTAAATATGATATGGTCAGAAAAAATAAATTTTGTGTATAATACAATAAAACAAAATTTATATACGGAAACGGAATATTATGGATGGTGTGATATTGGATATTTTCGTAATCGTATAAATGATTTATCGGTAATAAAAATGGTTGATTGGTCAAAAAATATGAAATGTTTGGAGAATGAAAAAATTCATTATGGATGGATAGAGAGACATGGTATTGCTGGTGGATTTTTTATAATAAATAAAAATAATATAAAATGGTTATTGATGAATTATTTTTATTTATTGGAAAAATCGTTTAATGAAGATAAATATGTGAAAGATGATCAACAAATATTGTTGGAATTATATAATAAAAATAAAATAAAATTTAAATTACATTATGAAAATTTTGCAAAATATGATTCATGGTTTATGTTTCAGCGTATTTTGTTTTAAAAAAATAAGAATAATAATATAAATGCAAGAAAAATTGCCATTAGTAAGTATATGCACGCCGACATTTAATCGTCGTCCATTTATTCCTTATTTGATAAAATGTATAGAAAATCAGGATTATCCCAAAGATAAAATAGAATGGATAATAATTGATGATGGAACAGATAAGATAGAAGATATAATATTAATATCAATGAAAATAAAAATAACATATAAATATTTTGAAAAAAAAATGACATTAGGTAAAAAAAGAAATATAATGCATGAATATTGTAGGGGAGATATTATAATTTATTTTGATGATGACGATTATTATCCACCGGAAAGAATATCTCATGCAGTAAATATGTTATTAAATAATCCGAAATATTTGATTGCAGGATCGGACATTATGTATTTATATTTTAGGGAATATAATAAATTGTATAAATGTGGTCCATATGGTGAAAATAGGGCAACTGCGGCAACATTTGCATTTAAAAAGGAATTATTGGATGAAATAAAATACAATGATGAAGATGTGTTATCAGAAGAGCGTTTATTTTTAAAAAATTATACGATTCCATTATTAAAATTGGATCCATTAAAGACAATATTAGTAGTATCACATATACATAATTCGATTGACAAAAAATTATTATTAAAGCAGTTGCCAAATAAACACATGTGTGAAGAGAATAAAATAAATCCGGAATCTTTTTTTAATAATGTAATGGAAGAAATAAAATATTTTTATTTGTATCAATTGGATATGGTTTTAATAAAATATGAGATGGGAGAAATAAAAAATAAGCCAGATATGTTGGAAGAGATAGAAAAAAAGATGGAAAACAGGTATAAAATGATATTGGTGCAAAAAAATAATGAAATAATAAAATATCGTGAGCAAATAATGGGAAAAGAAAGATTGATACAAGAGTTATTTAAAAAAATAAGATGAATTTATTTTTCTGGTAAAATAACATGAAAAAGAATTTCTAAATTGCCAATAAGGTCGCCTTGAATAAAACCTTTTCCTTCGATAATTTTTTTTGTTTCGGGTTGAATGACTGTTTTATTATATTCATAGGTGTATTTTTTGCCATTAAGATGGGTAAAGGTGAATGATATTCCATTTAATGCTTCATTTAATGTGATATTTTTTTCCATAAATAAGTCCAAATCATTTTTTTTGAATAAAGGATGTGATAAAATATTGATTGTATATTTAGTATTATTATAAAAATAAACATCTTTATGATTTGATGCTGGTTTAATATAAATTGGTGGATGTTCAAGTAATATACCGGAATATATTTGTTCAAGTGTAAGATTAATGTCTGAGAATATATTGGGTATAGAATAAATGATATTATTATTAGTTAATGATGAATCATAATTTTGTTTCAAGTCAGGATCACTTAATGTTTCGTATGCTTGATTAAGATTTTTCATGATATTAAGTGATTCAATATTTGGATTTTTATCAGAATGATATTTTTTGGATAATGTTCTGTATGCTTTTTTGATTTCGTTCAAAGAAGAGTTGGGTGATACATTTAAAATTTTATAATAATCCATTAATATTATAAATATTATATATAAAATGATTTTACTAATATTTATAATAATTTTATTTTTATTGATATTGATATATAATTTAATAAATGTGTATAGAGAAGGAATGGAAAATGAATACAAGGATTATGATTTAACGTTGGATTCGGATTCAAAATGTATGATTTTGGCGCAACAGAATGCAGGAAATATAAATTATTTAAAAGAAAGAATAGATGAAATGGAGAATATTCAGTCAATGGTGTATGATTTGAGTATGAATGTGGCAGAATTAAATACAGAAATGGAAGGAGTAGTGCAACAACAAATTGATTTTGCGGAACAATTAACTGGTGGAACAACGCCATTAGAAATATCTGGGACAACTTTGACGGATGATTCGACATTATAAAAAAAGTTGAATAATTATATAAAATAATATAATATAACCAGTAGTATTATAATAAATAAAAGTAAAATAATTGTATAATTATTTGTTTTATTTTTAATTTGAATGGCATTTGTTTGTCTGACAAGTTTAGGTTTAACTAAGATAGGAATATTGTCTTGCAATTCATTATAATTTTTTGAATAATATTTGGTTATATTAAATGGTTTAATGGTATTATTATTAAAGTTAATATATTTCATTTTTATAAAATAAAAATGGTAAAAAATATTTCAATTTTTTATTTATTAATTTGAATAAGGACAATCATTGATAAAATAATAATAAATGGGAAAAGGACTAATAACCATGCAATTCCTTTATGTCCATCTTTACATATTAAATTAAGGATCCAAGTCCAAAATAAGAGATAGATAATTTTAACGATATAAACTAACAAGGTGCTAGGAACTTTACAATGAAAAGTGCCAAAGGTGTAATGTTCTTTATTGTTTATATTTTGAAAAATGGTAAGAATGATTAATATGACGGAAATAACGAAATAAATATAAGCTGGGGTGCATAATTCGCTTAATTTTTTTGGGAATGCCATTATTATAAACTAACAAAATATAATAATTTTTTAATATATGAAAAAATTATTGATATTATATCCTACACAATTATTTGAAAATATAAAAAAGGATATTGATTGTATTATAATATGGGAACATCCATATTTTTTTGAAAGATTATCATATCATAAAATAAAATTGGCATATCATCGTGCAACGATTGACGAATATTTTTCAGAATTGGTTATATCTGAAAAGGAATGGATAAAGATAGATGAAAAAAATCAAAAAGAAATAATAAAAAGGTTGATAATTCGTTGGAAAATAACGGAAATAGAAATGTATGATCCGATAGAAAAGGAATTAGGGGTTGAATTAAAAAATATAACATATTTAAATAGTCCAATGTTTTTAGGTCATGACATGAATTTTACGAATCATAATTCATTTTATAAATATCAAAGAATAAAATATGATTTGTTGGTATCTGAATCAGGAAAACCGAAAGAGGGTGTTTGGTCATTTGACAAAGAAAATAGGGAATCATTTGGTAAGATTGAAAAAATAAAGAATGAAATAATAGAATTTGAAAATAACAAGAGAGAAAAATGTATAAAAAATGCGATAAAATTTGTGGAAACAAATTATCCGAATAATTATGGGACATGTGAATATGATGATTTTTTTTATCCAATAAATCATAAAGAGTCAAAAGAATGGTTTAATAATTTTTTAAGAAATAAATTAGAATATTTTGGAAAATATGAAGATTCGTTATCATTAAAAATAAAAATAGGATATCATTCAGTATTATCACCTTTATTAAATATAGGATTACTAACACCAGAATATATAATAAAGGAAATAAAAAAGATAAGTGGAAAGTATAAAATATCATCAGAAGAAGGATTTATAAGACAAATAATTGGATGGAGAGAATATTGTTATGTGATGTATAATTATAATGATAAAAAACTGAGAATTAGCACATACATAACAAAAAATAAAAATAAAATACCGCAATGTTTTTGGGAAGGAAAAACAGGAATGATTTATATTGATAATATATTACAAAATATAATAAAAACTGGATATTGTCATCATATAGAAAGATTAATGTGTGTAGGATGTTTTATGATATATATAGGTATATCGTCAAAGGAAATATTAAAATGGTTTCAGACAATGTTTATTGATGCATATGATGTATTTATGATACCCAATGTATATGGAATGTTATTATATGGAGAAATAGGAGAAAAAAAACATATGATGTCAAGGCCATATTTTTGTTCGAGTAATTATTTATTAAAAATGTCGGATTATAGGGTAATAAAAAACAATGATATTGAAATAAAAGGAAAAAATATAAAATGGACAGAAATAATTGATTGTCTTTATTATAATCATATTGACAGATACAAGTTGGTATTTGCAAAAGTATATTCTACTGCGAGTGCGGTAAAAGTATGGGAAAGAAAAAATGAGGATGATAAAAAAATGATAAAAAAAATAGCAAAAGAGTATATAAAAAATATTATTGAGAAATAGGATAAAAAATGTGGGTATAATGGAAAGATTTTGAATAAAACAATATTATTTTTTTGTAATATATGGGTGAATTCAAGACATTTGAAAATCAATTAATAAAATTAGATGAAAATAAGGATACAAATAAACAATTGATTGAAATATTTGATAAAATAGAAAAACCGTATCATATAAAAAAGGAGGATGATTATTATACATTTATAAATTATCAATGGATAGAAGATAAAGATAAATATATAAAAAAAGAGGATAAATATTATGTTCAATTGGATAGTTTTCGTTTGACACAGGAAAAGGTATATTATGAGTTAATGGAGTATGTGAAGGAATATATAAAAAATAATCCGAATGAAAAAAGGGCAAAATGTATATCAAAAGTGTATCATTCATTATTAAATTTGAATGAAAAGGTTGCGGAAAAAAATATAAAAGAGATAATAGAAAAGATTGATTATTATATAGAAAAGGGAGATTTGATTGAATTTTTGGCATATATAAATAATAATGAGATAGTATCATGGTCATGTCCGATAGTGTGGGAATGTAATCCAGATGATAAGAATTCGGAAATATTTAGAAATTATATTCACATGTCGCAATTGTCTGCATATGATTACAATTTATATTTGGAATCAAAAGAGGATAGTAAAGAGATAAAGGAATATAAGAATGAATTTAGGAGGCATTATTTTGATTATATAAATGAGATATTTGAGACATGTATAAATATGAAGGATGATATAGGTAGAAAGATATGGGAGATAGAAAAGGAGTTATTGGTTGCAATGGATTGTGAATCGGTAAAGACGGAATCATTTGAGGATTACAATGTGGTATCGATAAGGGAATCAAAAGAAAAGTATGGATTTGATTGGAAAAGATTTTGTGAGTGTTTGGGGTATAAAAAAATACCATTATTTTTTATAACGCCAAGTTTATCGGGTTTAAAATGCACAATGGAATTATTAAAAAAAAAGTGGAAAGAATGGAGAATATATTGGATATATATTTATTTGCGTCAAATGATAAGATTTCATAATGGATGGAGAAATATTTATTATAAATTCAATGGATTATTTGTGAGAGGTCAACCAATAATATTTCCGAATAATTTGTATCCGATATTTGGGTTATCGATATGTTTCAATACATTTTTGACAAATATGTATATAAAGAATAATAAGGATAATGAAAAGATAAAGTATGTGAAAGAATTGGGTGAGGGGTTAAAGGAAATATTTATAAAAATAATAAAAAAGAATAAGTGGTTATCACCGAAAACAAAAAAATATGCATTATTAAAATTAAATAATTTGAAAATGATAATTGGATCTCCAGATTTATTAATGCCGGATCCGTTATTGGATTATGACAAAGATGATGCATGGAATAATTTATTAAAGATAACAACATGGAGAACATATAAACAGATATCATTAGAGGGTAAAAAGGTGGTTGATATTCCGACAGTAGATTGGAATGAATTTAAATTAATAGGAACACAGGCATATATAGTGAATGCATTTTATACGCCGACACAAAATAGTATATATGTGCCATTGGCATATTTGCAAAAGCCGTTTATAGATTTAAAAGAGAGGGGAATAGAATATAATTTGGCATATATTGGTTTTACATTGGGGCATGAAATGAGTCATTCATTGGATGATTTAGGAAGTCAATATGATTACAAGGGAAATTTAAAAAATTGGTGGACTGATAGGGATAGAATAATATTTGAAAAAAAGATAAAGGATGTGATAAATCAGTATGAGACGTTTGCAAAATATGATGGAATAAAGATGGATGCATCATTAAGTGTTGGGGAAAATTTGGCGGATATATCGGGATTGGCGATATGTCAGAGGTATTTGGAAGAATTTCAGGAGAAAAACAATGATATTGCACAAATAAGATATTTATCATTTCAGGCATTTTTTACGTATTTTGCGATACAGGCAAGACAAAAAATATATAATCAGGCAATAAAGGCTCAATTAAAAATAAATCCACATCCATTGGATAAATATAGGACAAATTGTCCATTGGCAAGATTAAAGATATTTCAGTCAATATATAATATAAAAAAAAATAATAAAATGTATTGGAAAAATATGGATACTATTTGGTGACTTGTTCATTTGAATCTTGGTTTGTATTTGGATTTGGATTCTTTTTTTTTTTATGTTCATTTATCCAAACATAATTATTTTTTTTAACATATGTGTTTGCATTTGGAAATAAATGTGTTTTCATATCACACAAATTTTTTGCCAATTCTTCCATAATTTAATAAAATCAGTAATAAAAAATCATTTCCATTTTTTTATATTTATATAAGATATAATGGTATACATGTCAGGAGGAAAGGCGGCTAGAAATCAGGCATCAATAATTAATAGAACAAATATATGTGGAGGTGTAAAAAAAGCAGGATTAGGGCCATCAGTTGGATGGTATTTATCAAGTAATCCCCAATTGATTCGTGCGCCCCACGTTATACCGGTTATTTGTTTACCGAGTAGAACAATCACTACACAAACCTATGGTTATCGTGCAACTCATGGTGGTAACATGGGATAAAAAAATTGAAATAAAAAAAAAATATGGTAAAAATAAAATTATAAAATGAATAATTTCAAAAGTATATTGCAAAATACATTAACAAATGTAACTCCGTATTGGAGTTCAAAATTGATTGATGTATTGAGTATTGGAAATGAATATAATATGTTGATTACATTGGTAATTGGGCAAATAGTAAAAACAATAATAGATAATTTAATGGATGAAATACTAATATTATTATTATTAATAGTATTATTAGTATTGGTATTAAGAAAATTTGATATAAAAGTAATAAATTTAAATTGTTTTATAATTAAAGAAAATTCAATAAAAATAAATGCAAACATTGATAATGCTAATTTAATATCTGACCAATTTATAAAGATAAATAATATTATAATTGAAAAAAATATAACAAATAAAATAGTATTTAATTCGTATTATATGAATTATTTGGTTCAAGAAACAAAATCGGACATTTTATTTGAAAAAGACATTTACATAAATGTAACAAAAAGAGATAGTATAGTTACAATAACAATAAAAAGTAAAAAAGTAAATGTTGGAGAATATATTGAAAAAATATTAAAAAGTCATAAATTATCAAAATATCATGAAAGACATATATTAATGGCCAATGTAAAATTAATAAAATATATTGATTATTATATTGAAAATAATTGTGATAATGTATATTCAAAAACGTATTCTCCAAATAATTTTATAAATTATGAATATCGTCTTGATGAAATTAAAGAAAATAAAGATATAGAGACAAATATGTCAATAGCAAAAAATGAAAATAATGAAATAGTAGTAATTGCAAATAATATTTTTAATTTTGAAATAAAACCGAAATTATATTTAACAATTGACAATAATAAATATTTGTTCAAGTCATTGGATAAAAATTTGATTGATGATTTTATAAAAGAAGTAATAAGTAAAAGTAATAGTGAAGATATTTATAAATATAAGGAAGAATATTGTTCAAAAGAAATAATTTTGTCATTTGATAAAATAGAATTTAGTGTTCAAAATATAATTTGGGCAATAAATTATTATTTAGTAATAAATAATAAAAATGTGTCAAAAATAATTATTAATGACAATGATGAAAATTATTCAAATATGTTTAAAGAAAATAAAAATAAAATATATTTTAGAATAAATAATGTAGTAAATTTATCAATTGATAATGATGTTATATTATCAATAACAAGAAAAGTAAATGTTGAACAAACAAAAAAAACGGGTAATACTCACATTGAATTAACTTATACAATTAAAAGTAAGAATCCATTATATAATTATCTTGAAAATATATTAAGTGTATTTATGGATGTTATTAAAAAAATAAGAATGGATGAAAACAATGAAATAATATATCATATGATATATCAAGGTCTGGGTCGTTTTTTAACGAAAGTATTATCGGACAAAAAAAATAATGAATTGTTTGAGACATTTGAACATTTATATAATGAACATAATGAATTATTAATAAATGATTTAAAAAGAATAAAGGATTTGGAATATTATAAAAAAAGAGGATTAAAAAGAAAAAAAGGATATTTATTTCATGGAATTCCGGGATCTGGAAAAACGTCAACAGTGGTTGCAATGGCATTATATGACAAACGTCATATTATCGAAGTAAATTTTAATTTATTAAAATCCCAAAATGATATGAATACTATTATGAATCTAAAAAACATAAATGGAATTGAGATAAATAATGAGAATATAATATTATTATTTGACGAAATTGATCATGGATTAAAAAAATATAATCGTGAAAAAAAACAGGAAGAAGAAAAAAATAATAATAATGTATTTGTATTAAAATATTTGGATGACAATAATAATGATGAAAATGAATTGGATATTGCAAAAATACTAAGTTCATTGGATGGAATAGGAAATTATAATGGATTAATAATTGTTGGAACAACAAATTATATGGACAGAATAGATCCGGCAGTTTATCGTGAATTAAGATTAACGCCAATAGAATTTAGAGAATTAAGAATATGTGATGTAATTGGAATAATAAAAAAGTATTTTGACGAACCAATGACGGAGAAACAAAAGGAAAAAATAATTGATCGTAAAATATCTCCAGCAAAATGTATAAATGCATGTCAGATGTTTGAAAAAAAAGGAATTGATGAATTATTGGATTATTTATTTTCATAAATCTTTAATAATATAGTCCATAGTTTCATAAATGCTTTTTATTAATTTTTTTCTTTTAAAAACTGGTTCAAAATCGGAAATATTATCTTTATCAATGACGATGGATTCTAATATTTGAACCATATCATTAATATTTTTAAGATAAAAATTAAATATTTCTTTTTTACTGGATGAATTATAGATTTCAAATATATAGGAATTTTTAATGAAATTATAGAAATTTATTAAATCAACGTCATTTTTTATATTTTGTATTTTTTTATTAACATTTGATATTAATTCATTGTAATGGTTTAGTTTATTAACTTCAATAATTGCATTTTTTACTTTTTCTTCATCATATTGAATATTTTTTTTATTTTCTTTGCATTCATCAGTTGTATGATTACTTTTCCATTTACAAAAACATAGCCAACAGAATTCATATTTGCAATTTTTACAAGTCATGTGATTACAACCATTATTTTTTTCAATATTAACCTTGCAATTAGGACAAAGTTTTGTATGTGCAATCATCCATGTTTCATTTGAAACGGATATTTCAACATTACCGATCCAATTTTGGTATTCTTGACAAGATGCAGGATAATGTGAAATATTATGGCATTTAAAACAGTATTTGTATGTGCAATCACATGTAATTGTTTTTGTATAATAATTGCCAATTGAAATGGTATTACAGTCATTTTGTGGGCAATATTTCATTGTTTTTGAATGTTTTAAGATATAATTTTGTATAATATGTCTTTTGTAAATATTCCATTTATTTTCATCAATAATGTATTTTAAAACATTTTCAGAAATAAAAGTTTTGCATTTATATTCTGGACAAGTTATTGATAAACAGGAATAAACATCCATAATTTTATCATTTAAATATTCATTATAACATTCTTTACAAAAAATGTGGTTACATGATAATGAATAACCAAAATTATAATTATCAAGACAAATGTTGCATTTAAAATCATTATTAATGACAATAATAGTTTCATCAATAGTTTCATTAATAGTTTCATATTCCATAATTTTATCTTCATTCCATTCATTAATTTTCAAAAGACAGTTTGATTTATTGACAGATAAATTTGTGTAATCGGATATTTTTTTAGAATTTTTATCAATTATTAAATTAATTGAATCATAATCACACAAACAATATTCGTCATTATTAAGTATTATTTTTTCATCATTTTCGTCATCTTGTTCATATTCTGATTCGTAAAGTGGTTCTTGTTCGTTGTCTGAATTAAAATCGGAAGAACTCATTTTTAAAATCGTAATTGTTAAAAAAAAAATCATTTTTTTTCAATAATTAATCATCCTCATCCCCGTTTGAAATAGAGTTACAATTATTTATGATATCATTGATTTTATTTTGAACATTTCTTAATTTTTTTTCTATTTTGTATTTTATTTTGTCCATTATTTTTCGTTTTTTATTTTGTTCATTATCATTTTCAAAATCAATCAAGCGTTTATGTAATAATGATTGTTCTTTATTAATAATTGATGTTTGATTTAATTTTAATGTTTGAATAATATTTTTTAATTTTTTATTATCGTCGACCAATAATTGATAACTCTTGTTTAATTCTTTATATTCATCGACTAATAAATGATAATTATCATCTGATTCTTTAAAATTATTAGTTAATACATTATTTTTTTCGTTCAACTCTTTGTTATCATCAAGAATTTGTTGATAATTATGTTTCATCATTTGATATTTATCAGTTACTGATTGAATTTCATTTTTTAAATTATTATTATTATTATAAGCTAATTGAAATTCATTTTTTAAATCATTATATTCATCGATAATTAATTTATATTTATTATCCAATGTATTATATTCATTGGTTAAATTATTAATTTTATTAGTAAGTGTATCAATTTCATTTTTTGATTTGTCATTTAATTTATTATATTCATTCTTTAATTTTTCATAATCATTTTTTAAACTTAAATGAACTGATAAATTTTTATTTGCAGAATCTTCACTTTTTTTTTTTTCATTAATCAACATTTGATTTTTAGATTTTAAATCTTTAATAATTTCATCAAGTTTGGTTTTATCATTAAATAATAATTTATTATTATCATTTGATTTTTTAACCATTTCTTCAAGTTTTTTATTGGTATTATTCAATATATTACATTTTGACTCCCAACTTTGTTCACATTTTTTTATTTCATCAGCTAATATTTGGTTATCTTTTGTAGTATTATTAAGACTATTTTCAAGTCGTTTTTTATCATCATTTAATGTCCTAATTTTTAATTCCATATCTTCAATACGTTTATCAACAATAGTTTTTTTATTTGAATGAAAAACATTTATATTATCCGTTTTATTTAAACAATTAATATAATTTGACATTTCATTTTTTTCTGGGTCAGTAAAATAAATAATACCATCAGGTGAAGGATTCATTTTTTTTATCAATAAATGAATAAATATAATCATTTTTTATAAAAAAATCGGTTATTTTTATTATTTAAATAAAATATATAAAAATGGCAACTGCATTATATCCATTAGGTATGAAGTCATATAATAATAATTTACCACAAGGAGGATATAAAACTTGGAAAGGAACATCGGTATTTTCAAATCCAGTTGGTATAACATCTGGAAATATAAGACCACAAACAAATAAAGATTATACGAATGATGCGCCACAAAAATTTGGATTACCGCGTCCATTGAAACAATATAGACGTGGAATAACGGTTCCATTAACATTGACGGTGTATGACAATAATAAAAAAGAATTAATAAACATAGATTATTATTCAAATAATCAAGTAAAATCATCAACAAAAGGGAATTTAGTTCGTCAAATGATTGATAATCCTGGTCAAACAATAATAAAGAATAATTCGGTAAATGAGGTAAATGGAATAATACAACAAAACAAGGATTGTCGTAATTGCAATGGAATAGGAATAGTGTCAGATTGGTATCCAATAAATAATTTAACAGAAAAACCGGAACCAAATACGACAAGTAAAGAATTTTGTTGTAATGAAGAATACAAGGCAAAAAGAAGAGCGATATATGCAAATACAAATATTAAAAAAAATTATTATCAAACAACATATCAATATTTGTATAATCGATGTCAGACATTTCAACAAAGAGAATTTAATTTTGTGAGAAATTTAGGAACTCCCGAGACTGAAAAAGAGTATTCAAAAGAAGTATTGGCATTGTCAAAACCTGGTTCAGCATTGTCATTGGGAAATACTTATGTTGCAAATTGTAATCCAAATGGAGAAATATTATTGGGAAATGATATTGCATTAATAGAAAATATAGCAAAAGTGTTGTATAATAAAAGTAATATAACAAATGAGCAATATATAATATTAAAAAAAATAATAGATTTGCCATCGGTTGTGGTATATTTAAGACAAATATTAAGTGGAAATAATTTAATAATGTCACTTGAAACAGTTGATAAAATAGTATTGTATGCGACACAACAAGGAATAATATTAACTGGTCCAACAAATCCAAAAGGATGTAAATTGGTTGAATATAAGCCAAACAATCCCCAATATGCACAACAAGGTGCAGTATCATCAAGAACAAGAAATTTAAAATTAAATATAACAACAATAGAAAAAAATATTGCATCAACAAACCGCTTATCGGGTTCTGGATCTGGATATAATTATTATAATTTTGGACAAGAGCCATATACGCCTTTTATTTATAAAACAAAGGTTCCAACATGTAATCCGGGATTATTTATAAAAAATGGAAATCCAAGAATTTGTGATAAACAAACAAATGATATACAACAACCAGCAGTGAGTATTAATCAAACTTTGCCAACTGAATAATGACTATTTATTTTTTTTAAAACTGATTGTTTATAAGCTTTTGAATATTAAAATGTTTAAATAGATTAAAACTATAATTTTCAAATGGTATTCCATATTCGTCGTCATCATTAATTATTTTTTTTTCAATAAATAAATTATAAAATTTATCACTATAAAAAAAAAAGATAAAGATAAAAATAACTGAAATCCAATATAATATAATTTGTAAATAAAACAACATATATATAATAAAAATAAAAATAATTACATCAATTTATAAAAATATAAATATCATTCCAATTATTTTTATTATATTTATTAAAATTTATCCAAGATAGTTGAAATTTCGGTTGTCCATGATAAATATCTGGATCCGTCGTCATTAACTTGGGAAATATATTTAATTTTGTTTTGAAAAAACATGAATGCTTTATCTGGCCAAGGATTATAAATATTTTGAAAATCATTATTCATATTGTCCATTAAAATGGGTATATTTGGATGAAATTCGTCAATTAATAAATTGACCATATTATATCTGTCATTAATAGATTTATGTTGTGGATAATTGTATTGTTTTCCGATAGGCCATCCACCGATTATATTTTGATTTTCATCTTTTTCAACGAAATGTGCTTCTAAAATATAGACAATATAAATATTTGCAATATCTTTATATTTTTGATAAAAATCAATATAATCTTGCATGGATTGGCGAAAAGGTGGTCAGGTGATACTACCGGCTAATAAAACAAGTGGTTTTGTTTGATTAGAAATATCAAATAATGATACACTTTTTTTTGTAGGATATTCAATTAAATTACAATTTACGATTGAATCATCAATCATTAAAGACGTATATTGAAATATGTTGTATTTCATATAAAAAACTGAATTTTTAATTTCATTGTCATTCCAATAAGTGGAAGGAATTTTCCAATAATTATGCAAAGATTTTTTAGAATCAGTAAAATTAAATTGTTTTAAAACAAATTTTTGTATTTCAATATCAATATTGACGGTTGATTTATTATAAAATTTTAGGGTATAAATATCTTGGATTTCTTTTGAATATTTTATTTCTTGTTCTTTTTTCAACATTTCCAAAATAGTGTTTCTTGGAACATTACTTATGATAAACTCAATATTCATATAATATAATTTAAAATGTTTTTAATATAAAAATAAAAACTTGAAGAAAATATAATGGACGAATTTATTAAACATTTAACAAAAAAAGTTGATTCATCGAAAAAATATGATTATGTGGTAACTAAAATGGCAGTGGAAAATCATGGACAGCCGTATAAAAAAACTGATGAAACGAAAAATTCAAATAAAAATATTTATTTTATGGCGGTAAAACATCATGGACAGCCGTATAAAAATAGTAATAGAAAAATAGATGCATATAATGAGAGTATTATTATGACAAATAAACAACCGTATGAAGAAACTGATATGGCGGTAGAGTATGAAGAAACTGATATGGCGGTAGAACATCATGGACAGCCGTATAAATTGGATCCAACAAAGGTTCATCCGTATTTATTTTCTTCAAATTATTCGGAAATAAATAAATAAAAATAAATATAAAAATAATATTATGAAATATCATTACTATGTTTATAAAAGGATTGAATTTATAATTGATAATGAAATATATGAATTGGAAAAAGATGAATATAGGCAAGGGCATAACTTTTATATGAATTATGAAACAAATGAGCCTATTATGAATGATTATGACAAAGAAACAAAAATAAAAAATTTTGTGGAATATAAAAAAAGAGTATTTAAAGAATATATGATGCCGGATAAAATATTGTATGATGATAAAAAATAGATTAAAGATGATTATCGAAAAAAGTTTGAAGATAAAATAAATAAATATAAATATAAATTATTTAGAAATAACAAAAATATATAAAAAAACAGGTATTGACGACATGTATGAAGGAAATGAATCAATACACTTTGGTAATTAAAAAAATGGATTAATTTTTAATATATTTTGATAAATAAATATGGGTTTTGATTATTATATTGTGACAAATATAATAATTAGTTTTGACGATATTAATTATTGTATGGATGATGTTGAATATGAAGGGATATATCATTATACGGATGAATATTTTGAATATCAGTCAAGTCAAATAAAGAATGATGTAATATTGTATGCAAATAGGGTATGGATAGAAAAAAGATATAAAAATATGGTGATTAAATTTTGTAATGATCAAAATTTGGATTATGAAAAAATAGTGGAAATAAAAAAAAACAGATATATTGAAAAATGTGATTAATTTAATTTATTTTTTATACTAAACAATCATCAACATATAATATTGGTTTATAATAATAATCCAAGTTGCATTTATCCAATAAATATTTAATATATGATGATGGAAATTCGGTATTTTGAAAATTATGTAAAATTAAATCAAAAGAATTTTCATAAATTTCTTTTATTTCTTCCAATGGTGATAAATGTTTTTTTAATGTTTCAACATTTTCAATGTATTTTTCTAAATTAAATGGAGTTTCTTTATTTATTAACATTATGACATTGGCATAAAAATAACCACTATTACCATTACATTTAATTATTTCATTTGAATCTGATGTTTTATTAATTCTAATAAAACATCCGTCTTTGATATGTTCAAATATTTTAAAGTCATCTTTTTTAAACATTATTATTTTAGAAAAAGGAAATTTAATTAATTCATTTAGGTTAAAATTTATATAATCAGGTTTATAAAATAATCCAAATTCATCGATAATTCTATTCCAAATATTAATATTATCTTTTATTTTTTTAATCAAATTATTGTCATCAAATTTATTTTTTTTATAAAAATCCAAAAGATTATTCCAACTATTTTGTGCTTTTTTAGCCAAAAACGTGTAATATAATTTGCCGATTCCGTATTTTATATAAAATACAAAAGCATCAGATGCCCATTTGCTATCATTATTTGCAATAAATTCTAAATTGCATAATTGTTTTTCCATTTTTATAAATAAATCAAAAGAAAAAAAATAAATCAATTTTATTAGTCAATGGTTCCAATATAATTATAAGAATAATTAATATTATATTTGTTTAATAAATCTTTGATATCTTGTGAAGGGAATTCAACAATTTTAAAATTATTCAAAGTAAGTAATCCGCTAATTTCGCCATTATATTCATTATTATTAAGGGATAATTCGCCAATTTCTTGAGTAATTTCTATTTTTAATAAATTCATATTTTCTTTTTTTCCATAAACTTCCAAATGATTTGCAACAATGTCATAAGTTTTTGTTCGTCTATGTTGAATACATAAATATGGATACAGATATGAATAAAATGGGAAAGTTTGTAAAATATTAATTTGATCATTTGCATTATGTGATTTATCACATAATTGATTTGTATAAATTTGAAGATAGATATTGCGTTTGAAGACCATTAATGATATCAGATCGCGAAGAAGCCATTATATATTTTTTCTATAAATAAAATAACACAGAAAAAATAAAATATTGGAATTGTAGATTAATAAAAGGTTAAAAGATATTTAAATTGATTAAGATTTCCTAAAATTTCGTCACGAATATTTAATAAATCGGTATTATGAAATAAAGATATTGAGTTCATTTGTTTTAAAAAATAAATATAACTGTCAATTTTTTTTTTAAATAAGAAAAGGGATGGATAATCGTTTAAGGGGATATATTTGGTATTTAAAAGATTGGCTCTTTTTTGTGTTATACCTAAAAGGACTTCAACAAATTTATCGATATTTTCATTTAATTCGGAGTATAATTGGTCAGTGGATTTATGTTGTGCAAAACTTTTTGTTTTCCAGTGATATAATTTAACTGTATTAAGCATATTTAAAAAAAAGACAATAATGTTTTCTGGTGATAATTTATTTTTTTTTGTTTTTGATTTCATATAATACAGATATAAAAAAATGGATTAATATTTTATAAAAGCTAAAATGAAAATGGAGTTTGCGATATACGAATTCATTAATGAATATGCGACAAAATTGCATCCAAATATAATATCTTATCCAGATTATATTGAGATAATCATTAATCATACAAGAGAAGTATTATTTAATTATAATAAGAATTTGAATAATGATGAAAAAATGTATTGGGAGAATAAGATTGAGGAATTGGTGAATAATTATTTTATGTTGGAGTATAGACCAAAAAGACATTTGGAGAATTTCGAGGAAAATCGTCAAATAGAGGCAAAAGATAGAATAAATAAATTAATAATTAAATCAAATAGTAATGAACAGAAAACAGATGAATGGTATGAGATAAGGCATAATTTATTAACTGCAAGTAATATTTACAAAGTATTTGGTAGTGAATCAGTAAAAAACCAATTAATTTATGAGAAATGTATGCCGGTGAAAACGAATCAGATGAATGCAAAATCTGTGTTATGGGGAACAAAATATGAGGCAATATCGGTGATGATATATGAAAGAATATATAAAACAAAAATAGCAAATATGGGTTGTGTGATACATTCAAAATATCCATTTTTAGGTGCATCACCGGATGGAATAAATTCGGATCCAAAATCGGATTTATTTGGTGTATTAATTGAAATAAAAAATGTGGTATCAAGAGAAATAACTGGAATACCAAAAATGGAATATTGGATACAGATGCAAATACAAATGGAATGTTGTGATTTAGATTATTGTCATTTTATAGAGACAAAGTTTTTGGAATATTCGAGTGAGGAAGAATATATGTCTGATGAAATGACGGAGTATAAGGGAACAATAATTCAGAATCACAAGGGAGAATATGTGTATGAATTATGTTCAAAGAGGGATGAATTATTAATGAAGGAAATATTGGATGATATAGGTTTATTATATAATCAGACAAATTTAATAATAAATAAATGTGAATTATTGGTGGATAAAAATAGGGCATTAATGAATAAGACAAAGGACATATTAAAAAACAATAAATTTTTGTTTAATAAGACAAAAGAAATATTGGAAAAAAAGATGGAACAAAGTAAAAAAAACATGAGAATAGAAAAGGAAGAATTAATGGATATTGAAGAGGAAAATGAAAATAGGATGATTATTGAAGACAATGAAACAATGGTTGAAGAATGTAGGGTGATTGATTTAACAAAGGAAAAAACATTTTGGAAATTAGAAAAAATAAATTGTGTTGTGGTAGAAAGAAATCGTTTATGGTTTGAAAAAAATATTGAAGAAATAGAAAAGATATGGAATATAATACAAACTGAAAAAAAAAATGATTATTCACATAGAAAACCCCAAAAGAAGATAAAAAACAATATATTATTTGATTAAAAACGTTTATTCCAATTTTTTTTTTCATAGTCAACCATTATTCTTTTATAATCAACATTTCTTTTTTCAATATCACTATAATCTTCTTTTTGAATTGCGCAAATTGGAATTAAAAGAAACCATTTATGTCGTTCTTGTAATTTGAACCAATATTGGTCAATGGCATATAATTGTGGTTTATTTGGATATTGTAAAAAATAATTTATTCCATTATAAAAATTATCAATAAGTGTATCATAATAGTGATTAGAAACAATATATCCAGTAGTAGTTTGGCATTTAGTGACTTGTATACAGGATGAATTAATTTTAGTGAATGGTGGAAAATTGTTTCCACCAATAAGTAAAACATCCCAAGAATGGACGGATTGAGTGAATCGTTTAATTTGAAGTTGAAAAAGGTTTGGATGTAAAAATAGGATATCGTCTTCGACAATAAAAACATAATCCCAATTATTTTCTTTTGCCATTTTTATGCATTGAAGATGACTAAGACTGCATCCAATGGCACCATTTTCTTTTTTAATTGCAGGGAATCTTTTAAAATTTGTGATACCGATATTATTTAATTGTTGTTCAACGTGTGTTTTTCTGTCAATTCTGTCATCAAGATTAATGTATAAAACATGGTTTAAAATATTCATTTTAATATAAATAAATAATATATTTATATTAAAATGGAAAATTTTTTAAAAAATGAGAATAAATTATTATTAATAAAAATATTAAATAATAAAAATATAAGTTGTTCGATAAATGAGATGAAAATATTTTATAAAGAAAATATGGATGAATGTAAAAGTTTGGGTGAATTAAATAAAAAGTTTATAGATAAAAAGATTGAATCAACGCCAAAAATAAATGAGACATTGGAAAAAATAATAAATGAAAGAAATTATGAGTCGGTATTGAATAAAAAAGAGGAAGAAATGGTGGTGAATAATGATAAAAAAATAGGTGAAATAAAAAGAAAGATAAAGGAATTAACAAGAGAATTGAATAATTTATTGTATGAATTATAGAAATATTAAATAAAAAAATATAATATGGAAATAACAAGAAATAAGTTGACAAGAGAACAGGAGCATTTTTTTTATAGATTAAGAAATTATTTGGAAACTCCGATTTATTTTTATGGAAGTATTCAAAGAAGTGATTATGTGATTGGAAAAAGTGACATTGATGTGGATATATTTACGGAAAATGAGGAATCAATGAAAATAAAATTGGCAAATTTTTTAAAAAAGGATTTTACAAAATTCAAAGAAATAATATGGAGATTAAAAAATAACAAAGTAGTATCAGGTTATAAAATAATGTATCATGATAAACTAAATGATTTTAATGTTGAAATATCAATATATAATGAAAAACATAAAAAATATGTATTGAAAGAACACAATCATAAATTTAAGTTGAATATAATTGCATTATTTATTTTATATATATTAAAAACAATATATTACAAATTAAGTTTAATAAATCAGCCAATATATGCATATTTAAAAAAAAAGATATTAAGTTTTGGAAGTAATACGGAAGATGATGATTTTATTGTTATTAAAATGTAGATTTGACATCTAAGACATCATATTCGGGTTCATTGTTATTATTTAGGTATTTATTTTTAATGAAATCGACAATAACAATTGATAAAAAAACGAAAATACCGTTAATAACGGAATCATCTTTTTTTTCATTATTTTTTAGATATTTATTATAAGAATAAGACAGAATGACAAAAATGATTGAAGATATAAAAGATAAAAAATAAATATTCATATATTATTAAATAAAATAAAAAAAAAATGAAAAACGCAAAAAATGGATTAAAAAAATAAAATATAATAATAATATTAATGAATTACAATATTGATAGTATAATAACTATAAAAAATATTGGTTCATATAAAACTATGAGATTATCAGAAGATACAAAACAGAAAATAATAAATTTATACAAGGAATTAAATCATACAAATGATATTCCAAGATTAGAATTTGATTTGCCATTAAAATTTACAAAAATTGAGAGAAAAACATCGTCAATTGATATAATAAAAGGAGAATTGAATAAATTGGCGGACAAGACATTTGATAAAATAAAACAAATGATTATAAATGAAATAGAGAATGAAGAAAATAAGGAAATTTTTCTTAAAAATTTAACAAATATGATATGGTATGTGTCATCAAATAATTCATTTTATGCGAATTTATATGCAAAATTGTTTAATGAATTATCAAAAAAGTATTCAACAATGTTAAATTATTTTTATGATAATGATGAGTATATAAAATATAGGGAATCATTTAAAGTAGTTCGTTCGATAATGTCGACATCGGATATGGAATTAGAATTTGAAATAAATAAGGAAAATGACAAAAGAAAATCAGTAACAAAATTTATAGTTTGTTGTTGTATTTTTAATGTGGAATATATAAATGTTATTTTTGATATTATATCAAATGAATTAATAAAAAATGATATTATTTGTGATGAAATATATGATCATTTACAAATAATATGTAATCCTTTTTTAGCATCTACATTAAATAAATTAAAGATAAATGATAAAATGATAAAGGAGTATATAAATGATTTGATAAATAATGAAAAAACAAATAAAAAAACTAAATTTAAATTGATGGATATATTGAATAATTTGGATGAATTTTAAATAATTTGATTTATTTTTTTATTTATTTGAATATAATTATAAAGAAAAAAATAATAATCATGGGAAGTTTGTTCAATTCATTAGTCACTGCTAATTAAATTGTCAACTAATTGGTTACCGTAGTTTATTATTTTTTTTTGAAATAATTACAAATTAAATAAATACTTGTATCATTAAACATAGTCTGATATTTTATATTTTCTTTTTTTATAATTACTTGTTTTATATTATAAAAATAAATTAAATCCATTTTTTTTAAAAAATGACTAATGTTTGTGCGAGCCTTGGCGAGCACATCCCAAACTAATAAATTAATATTCATCAATTTTTGGTAATATATTCATCAAATTTTGGCAAATATTCATCAATTTTTGGGGAAATATTCATCAAATTTTGGCAAATATTCATCAAATTTTGGCAAAAAATTGGTAATATATTTTTTATTTAATTCGTCAAGATTCTTTAGTTTTTTCCATTAATTTTTGTTAGTTTTATATTTTATGAATATATTGGGATGTTTATACTAGAGATTTGATAAATAATGAAAAAACGAAAATTAAGTTGATGGATAAATTTTATTGAAAAAAATTGAAATAAAATAATGAATAATGATAAACAATAATAATAATGAGTTCAATTTTATTGGAGAATAATGTTGAAGAGAATGCAAAAACTTTGAATGAAATAAAGGGAGATTATTTTATAGACAATTCGGGTTCGACTGCTGGAAATATATTAAAGTATGAATTTGGATTGGTTGAAAAGTTTTCAAGTATAATAAATATTAATAAAATATTTGTTTGGAATTCGGTAACAACTGAGATAAATAGAAATAATTGTAGTAGAATAAAATCAGAAGGTGGAACACAGCCATCATCAATGATACCATTTATAAATGATCCGAAATGTTTAATAATATATACAGACGGAGAGATAAGTTCAAATGAGATGATGATATTTAGGTCAAATATATCAAATAAAATAAAAGACATACCGATTATTATTGTAATGGTAATTAATTCCTTTTTCATAAAAATAACACAATTGCAACAAACGATAAATATGTCAATACCCGAAATATTTTTATCATTATCGAATAATGTAATAATATTATTACATGATGGAAATGAGACAAAAACATTAATGACCAAGGGATGTTTCAACTATTTTGAGCAAATGACATTGTTACCAGATTTAATATTAACAGAATTAAAGTCATTTGATTTATCTGGTTTACGTTTAATAAAATATCCAAGGATGTTGGAGAATAATATGTTGATATTAAAAAATTTCAAAGAAATAATTAATATTGATAAATTATATATTCTTGAGGAATTTGAATTATTACCGGATGATGTAAAATTAAAATTGGTGATTGAATTATCGGACAGAGTTCATTTTTCAAGATTTGACACAAATAAATTGTTCAATGTATTGAATAAATATCAAAAAAACTTGTCATATAATAAAGAAATTGAGGACATGCATAATGATTTGTATGAAATAGTGACATCAAATGAATGTGGTTCAGAGAAACATATTGAAATAATAAATAAATTAAAACAACTTAAATTAGAAAATAAGACAAGATTGAATGAATATAAACCATTATTGGTTGCAATAAATAATTTAATAAATTTATTGAATGAATATAATGAGAATTCAACTTTATTTGTATATGGATCAAACAGAGCAAATAGGGCAAAAACATTTAATGAATCTGAATTGACTGAATTAATAGATTGTGCGAGTATTGAATGTCCAATAATGATGGATGATGGAATTGCATGTGTTTTATTGAAATATCCAGAAAATAATGATTATATAGAAAAATATACATCGGATTATGCGATAGAGGCGCCATTTGAGTTGGGAATAAAATTATCTGAATTAATAATTGTTGGAATTTATTCCTATGATTTTATAAAAACGATAAAAAATCATCCAATTACAAGAGAAAATATAATTGGTTATTTGCCATTATCATATAATCCGAATATTGTATTAAGACATATGTCAAAAATATTTGGAAATAATAAACAACTTTGGCATTTTGTAAGAGCATATATATCAATGTTTGCAAATAATTGTGATAAAGAATGGCAATTATCAAACAAACCACTAATAGTTGAAACAATGCGAAAGTTATGTGATAATTATATGGTAAATATAGATTTAAAATCAAATGCAAATAAAAAACCATTATCGGAAGCATTAAAGTATGTATTTACAAATTATTCAATTCATTTAAGAGACCGGGCATGTAATGATATATTTGCCATTTTAAAAATAATGAATGAGATTTATCCAGAATTTATGAAAAACAATAAAGAAATAGAATTAAAAATTATTGGAATGTCAAATTTCATTAGACATTTTAATCATTTATTAAATTTACATAAAAATAATGTAAATATGATTGATTATGTAATGGAAAAAGATGAATATGATCATTTTATAAGACATAAAACTGGAATTCAGTCATTAATTGCAAATTTATTTTGGTATGATGAAAATGGTATTTATAGACAACATAAATTACAAAGTGCAATTGATATGGCATTAAATAACATATATTACGGAAGATATATAAAAATGGCGTATGAGGGATTAAAGTTTGACGAATTAATATTAGAATGTGCGTATCCAGAACCAAATGGAACACATTTTAATGAACCAAAATATTTTAATTGGTCAGAAATGGGATTACCAGTTACACATTGTATTCATTGTAATAAGCAATTTAATGATACAAAAGAAAAAAATGAGCATTTAAAAAAGGAATTTGGAGTATATTTTTATAATGGACATTTGGCGGTTAAAAAAATAATAGGGCAATTTGGAAAAGACAAGGATGAAAAATTTTTATTTATTGAAACAAAAAAGTTTTTATATAAAATGTATGGTGACAAGTCAAAATTCTTACATACACAACATTGTAAAAAGAATTTAATTCGATTTATAAATTTATTCAAATCTAATTAAATTGAATTTATTTTTTTTATTTATTTTTTTATTTTTTTTATTATTTTATTTTATTTTTATTTATTTTATTTTATTATTTATTTTATTTTTATTTATTTTATTTTTATTTATTTTATTTTATTTATTATTTTATTTTTATTTATTTTATTTTATTATTTATTTTATTTTTATTTATTTTATTTTTATTTATTTTATTTTATTTATTATTTTATTTTTATTTATTTTATTTTATT